ATGACCGGCATCCGGCTCGGATTCGAGGCGAAAACCATCACACTGCCGCTGGAGCGCATCCTGCCGACCAAAGTGGTGGGACGCGAAGTCCTCAAGACGCCCAAGTTCCGCAGCATTCTGGCGTCCATCCGCCGGGTGGGGCTGGTCGAGCCCCTGGCCGTCCATCCCGAAAAGGCGAAGGAACGCTCTGGGCCGTACATTCTCCTGGACGGCCATCTCCGTTTGGCGGCCCTGCGGGAAATTGGCGTGACCGAGGTGCGCTGCCTGGTCTCCACCGATGACGAGGGTTTCACCTATAACCGTCGGATCGCCCGGATGACCGCTATCCAGGAACATCGGATGCTGCTTCAGGCCATTGATAAGGGCGTGTCGCCCGAAGCCATCGCCGAAGGACTGGCGGTGGACGTGAAGCGGATCCAGGAACGACGACGTATGCTGGACGGCATCGCTCCCGAGGTCGTCGGCATGCTGAAGGATCGCATGGTGGTTCCGGCGATATTCCCGATCCTGCGACGGATGAAGCCGCTTCGTCAGATCGAGGCGGTGGAAATGATGATCTCGGCCAATCGTTTCACCCAATCCTACGCCAAGGTCTTGTTGGCGGCGACCCGGCCCGAACATCTGACCGATCCGGCCAAACCCAAAAAGGTCGAGGGCATGTCGGCGACCGACATTGCCCGCATGGAACATGAGATGGAGCGCCTTCGGCGTGACTACCGCTCGGTCGAAGACAGCCTGGGCGACATCATGCTGACCCTGGTGGTGAGCAAGGGATATTTCGTCAAACTGTTCCGCAACGAAGCCGTGGCCGACTATATCGATCGTCATCACGCCGAATTGGCCATGGAGATGCGGGGCATCCTGGAAGCGGTCGGCAGCGACGCCCGAACCTTGGATCGATAACGTTATTGAAATGGGGACCCGGACCCGAAAGCGCGGGGACCACCGGAGACGCCGTCGCACGGGATGGATCAATGGTGGCGGTGGGGATGGCGGCGACCCCGTCCGGAGCCCATCAGCGGCCTGCCACATATGCGGGCCAGAAACACAAAAGGCGGCCGACCAGGGTTTCCCCCGGTCGGCCGCGTCATGCGAAATCCGATCTGTTCTATTTGCCGATGGGCGGCGTGTGTGCCAGCAGGGTGCGTGTCTGCTCGGAATCGGCCGAGCCACCGAACTCGAAGTCGAAGGCGGTAGCGAACTTGCCCGCCAGCAGCGTCACCACCGAAATGATGCAGCCGCCGACGGCGGTGTTACCGTCGACGTGACCGAACACCATGAAGCCGATGCCGCCGACGATGCCAAGGCCGGCGGTGATCAGCAGCACATTGGCGCGGGTGTTACTGCGCCCGGCCTTGATGAATTCCGCATCGCGGGCACGGGCATCCTGGCGGTCGGCCAGGGTGGCGGTGAGCGTGGTGATGGCGCCGGCCATCTGCTGCATCCGCTCCTCGTGGGCAAAAGTCTGGGCCTGGGAGCGCAGTTGGAACACCAGGGTGGGATCGGCCAGCGCCTCGCGGGCCTGGGCGGGATCGTCGGTGCCGGTGATGGCGCGGACGGTGTCGGCCAATTTGCTCACTGCCTTCTCGGCATCGTCGCCGAACAGGCTGGCTATGTCGGGGGCAACGTCCAGGGCAACCTTGGCGAGACCCGCCACCGGGTTGGCGGCGATGGCGGCGGCATCGCCGAGGAGATCAAGCAGGTTCATGGGATACCTCCAGGGCGGCACAGGCGCGGGCGTAACAGGCCTTGCGGTCGTCGAGACCGGTGAGGCCGCCGTTGATGCGCCGGGTGATGGTTTCGATGTCACGGGCATCGGCTGGACGGTTGAGGCTGTTCCTGTGCCAGAACCATCCGGCTGAATGGGCGGCGGGACCGGGCTGTTCCAGCAAGTCCGGCTGGGCGATCAGGTCGAGGCCGAGGGCGGTGCCGCATGCGGCATAGTTCGCCTTGCCGGTGACCTGGATGAGGCCACGGCCGCGATAGCGCCAGCCGTCGCCGGAGGCCTCATCGCCATTGCCCATGCGGTTGGCATAGACTCTGGAACCGATGCGTTGCGGCTGGCGGGCATAGGTAGCGGCCTGGCCCGCGTCGAAGTGGCGAGGAAAGACCCGCAGCAACGCCTCGGCGGAGTAGTTGAGGTTTTCGGCCAGGACGCGGAACTGTCCGCTTTCATGGGCGATCTGGGCCAGGAAGGCCGCCTGCCGCAGCGGCGTGTCGATGACCCATTCGGCGCAAGCCTCGGCCAGCTGGGTGGCGAAACGGGCAATATCGGTGGGCCGCGCCGCCGGCAGGGCGGCACGCAGGATGTCTGCGGTCAGCATCGCGGTTTCCTAATTGACGTGGACGCGGGAATCTTCGGCGACGGCGGTGATCTCCACCTGCTCGGCGCGGGGACGGATGGCCAAGACGCGGGCGGATTGCGCCCAGGCCTGGCCGGGACCGAAGCTGAAATACGTCCGCTCCTCGGACCCACCCGTGTATGGCGTGAGGGTCAGAGGATCGAGGACGCGGACCAGGGTGGGATCACCGAGCACGGCCTGGACCCGGAACGGCCCTGCCAGTCCGCCGTCCCGGCGGCGCAGCGCCAGGTAATGGGTGGCGCCCTCGGTCCATTCCAGCGGCTCGGACAGGGCCAGCACCTCGCCCTGGTGCCCGATCACCTCGCCGCCTTGCCCCCAGCGGGGCATGTCGTGGGTGATGGCGACCAAATCGCCGTAGGTGGGGATCATGCCCTCCAGCTCGGTGCGGAAGGTGACCAGACGGCGGCGGTAGCGGTTGTTGGCTGCAATGTAGAGACCCTCGCGCTGGGCGTGATCCTTTGCCGTGCAGCCGAACAAATTGACCTTGGCCGGATTGTCGCCCTGGCTGTCGGGCAGCTTCACCGTGGCCTCGTCAGGCTTCCAGGTGCGGGCCGAGAAATACTCCACCGTCACCGCGTCGGCGGTGTCCTCGCCGGGCATGACGTATTTGATCTTGAACGAGCCCTTGACGATGTTCCGCGGCCCGAACATGGCCACCGGAATGGTCTGGGGCGCGTCGCGGATGATGCGGACGATGCCGCCCTGCTGGATGGGCACGGCCCGGCCGCAGCGGGCGATGCGGGTCAGGGCTTCCCACACCGTCATGCTGGTGTCGAACACTGCGTCGAAGCTGTCGCCACGGGCGGCCCAAACGGCATCCAGGGCGGCCAGCGTCTTGAGGTCGATGCGGCTGTCGGCCAGCTTCGCGCCATAGTCCGCCTTGCAGGCATCGGCGAAGGCCCAGGCGATGGAGCGGGTCGGCTGCGGCGCCGACCAACCGCCCGCCGCCGACCACACCGGCAGCTTGCGGGTGGCGATGACGTTGATCATGCGGCTGGAGCGCTGGCTCAGGTTGTCGGTGGCCCGCATCTTGACCGCCAGCAGAGTGACGGCGCCGAAATCGGGCTGGCCGGTCAAATAGGCACGCAGAGCGCCCCAGCGAATCTCGTGACCGGCCCGCTCGGCGGTGTCCTTGGTGTCGAGACGCTTGAGGCGGACCTCATAGCGGCCCGGATTCACCGCATAGCGAAAGGACAGGCGGATGGCGGTATTGCTGGCGGCGGAGTGGGTTTCACTCGCCAGCACCGACCAGCCAGCAATGGCCGCGCCGTCGGCATCGATGGCGCGCGCCTCGACCTGCCACTGGACGGTGCGGCTATCGAGGCTGCCGCCGTCATTGGCATAATAGAGGCCACGGGGCATCACCACGTCGATACCAAGCGCACCCGCCGAGGTGTCCACCGGGTTGGCGGTGAAGGGGCCGATATACCCGTCGTCGCCGGACTGCACCAGATTGGGAGCCACCAGTTCCTGGCCGGCGATCTCGGCGGCGGTGACCACGTCGGGCTCGAACAGGGTTACCGGGGAACCGGGCGGGACGATCTCGGTCTGGACCTCATCGAAGGACGAGATGGGGGTGTCCTCGATGCGGATCTGCTCGACCGCGTAGTCGCCCTGGCCGATGACATGGAGTTGGTAGAGGAACTGCTCACCGTTCACGTAGTCCTGGTACGGCTCGGAGGCCAGATCGGGATAGATCAGGTGGCGCCCATAGATCACCGGGATTGGCTGGCCCAATCGGCCCTGGTTGCCCTGAGCCTGGAGCGAATAGGTCGGGCTGGGGGCCGGAGCGCTGCCGCTGCCGCCCCAGTTGAGCGAAGGCATGGAGGGTTTGGGCGCCGGAATCACGGTGTTGATCAGCACCGAGCCGACCATGGCGATGCCGGCGGTGGCCATTGCGGCGGCGGTGCCGGTGGCGGTGTAGCCCATGGCCACCGCCGCCATGGGGCCAAGATAGATGGCGGCCACCATTACCGCGATGGTCAGCACGATCCGCATGGGGTTCTTGCCGCCCCCGCCACCTCCGCCCCCGCCGCCCTGGGGCCAGCGAATGACGGTGACGACCTCGCCGTCGCCGATGGCCCGGACGGCATAGAGGCCGACCGGCACCGCCATGCCGCCGATCAGGATTTCCGGTCCATCGGGCCAGCAATCCTCGGCAATGCCGCAGTCCAGCAACAGGCAGCCCAGCGTGATCCCGGATTCCACCGCATGCACCGAGCGGCTGGCCACCGGCTCGAACGGGTTGGTGACGATGACGACGGAGGCGGTCATGGCGAGAACCGGTAGAAACCCTCGACGGCCCAGCCGTTGAGTTGAAGAGCATCCGAACGCTGGAACACCACCCCGGCGCCCTCGGCGCAGTGCAGGACACCGCCGCCATCCACGTCGAGCCAGATTCCCACATGGATGGGATGGCGGGATCGGCGCAGCAGTACGCAATCGCCCTCCGCTGGCGGGTCAACCTTGGCCCAGCGCCGACGCTCGGGGTGGTCGCGAAAGGTCCGCCCCATGACCAGCATGTCCTCGGGATTGCCGATCTCGGGCAGCAGGCGGCCGAAATGCTCGGCCTGGACCATGCGGACGAATTCCCAGCAATTGAACGAGTCTGGCCCGCTGCCATGGACGGACCACGGCAGGCCGATCAAAGCGGTGGCCCAATGGGGGGGCTGGGCGACGGATATCTTGCTGAACATGGGATCAATCCGATATTCTTACTGGTAAGGAAGTTGGAATGGAGGCTCCCGATGGAACTCGCTCGCATCACGGCGAAAGGGCAGATGACGATCCCGAAGAAGGTGCGTGATTCCGCCCACCTATCGGCAGGGGACTTGGTTGCCTTCGTTGTTGAGGATGACCGTGTCCAATTCCGCAAAGTCATGCCCGGTGGTGACGAATACCTGCGGGCCGTCCAGGGGACGCTCGGCGAATGGAACAGTCCCGAGGACGAGGAGGCGTGGCGTGGACTTTAAGCCGTTCGAAATCGTGGTCGTGCCATTCCCGTTCACGGACAAGGTCGGCGCGAAGCGGCGTCCAGCCCTGATCGTTTCGACATCGGCGTTCAATCGCAGCCATGATCAAGCCGTGCTGGCCATGATCACGACGGCCCAACAGAGCGACTGGCCCAGCGATGTCCACCTTGAAGAATGGAGTGCCGCTGGCCTATCCACCGCATGTCGGGTTCGGCTGAAGTTGTTCACACTTGATCGAGAGCTGATTCTCAGGCGGGTGGGAACCTTGGCTCCGCACGACATGATGGCTGTCCAGACGGCTCTGTCGCAGTGCATCGCCGTCGTCTAACGCGCCAGACCGGGAAAGCGCCGGGCGGTGTAGGTGATGGACGGGAAGGACTTGTTCCCCGCGTCCAGCATGCGGGCGCGCCCCGTGACCCTCATCGTGTCGGCTTCGACCTCGGTCAGGGTCATGGTGATGGGCGGGTCCATATGGGGGCCGTCGAGGTCGGTGGAGAGATAGGGCCGCCAGATGATCTCGATCACCTGCTGGCTGACGGCGGCCCCTTCCAGGGCGTCGGTGATGTCGCTGCCGACATTGTCGAGGGTGACGGTGATTTCCGGGACTGGAGCGGTATCCACCGGCGGTGGCGAGAACTCAAAAGCCAGCGCGGCGAAGGTCACCCGTTTGCCGCCATCGCGAGGTGCATTGGCCTCCAATCGGGCGGTGAGATCGGCATGATCGCGGACCACCCTGATCGGCTCGTCAAAGGTTGGATGCCAGATCTCCAGTGTATCGAGGACGACAGTCCCCGATGGCGCCGAGGCGAATGCCTCCTTCAGCGCCTGACTGAGAGCCGGATCAGGCATGGTTGTCCTTGCCGGGAGCGCACATGGGCGACGGGAACGGGCAGAAAGTCCTGGCCGCCAGCAGCTTGCGCATCTCGTGGACGATCTCGGACAGGCCCTCTACCGCCGAGCGCAAAGCCTCGGTCTGGCGGGCCTGCTCCTCGACCACATGGGCGAAGGCTTCAACGGGGACACCAGACGCATCCGGCGCCCCCTGCTTCCGCGACCATGCCCAGGCGATGATGGCAATTATGATCACCGTGGCGGTGATGGCGGCGATCTGGACCATGGGAGCGGCCTGCCCCCACGCGCCCACATACTGGGTGGCGACGCCCGCCCAGATTTCCGGGGATTGTTCGGTCATGGCATTGAATTCCGGGTCGGTGGAAGGGGCTACCAGGAGAAGGCCAGGATCTCTTCCTGGGAGGCGAGTTTGGCGATGGCGGCTTCGGCCTGGTTGCTCGCCAGCCGAATGACCTCGCGCTCGGCATAGACCTCCTGGAGGGTCTTGGTCCCGTTCAGGGCATCCCGCTCACGGGCACGCTCGACCTTCCAGTCGAGATTGGCGATGCGCTGCGCCGCTTCGGTTTTCACCCGACGAACCAGCGCGGTTCTGGCCGCCTGGAGTTCCTCGGCCTGCCGCTCGACGACGCGCTCGGCATCAACCTCGCGGACCTCATCGTCGGAGACGCCGTCATAGCGGTCGACGACCTCGCCATCGACGAGTTGGAAGCGGTGACCCAAGGTCGAGTCCACCGGCAGATCGTAATCGCCCTCGGGGCCGATGACGCCCCAGTCGTTGCCGTGGGGGAAGCTGATTTTGCCAGCCATGATCAGATGCCTCCGATGATCGGGACGATGTAGGGGTAGTTGGTCGAGTGATAGGCGCTGTCGAAGATGTAGACGTTGAAGCCCGGCACCTTGGAGCTCATGTCGCCCTTGTCGGCGATGGCCTGGAACACCGTGCGGGTGTCGATGTGCGACATGTAGATGCCGTAGCCGCTGTCCGAGTTCGGGCTGTAGGAGACCATGAAGTCGCTGTCGCGGATGGGTGCGAACGACCGCCCATAGCTGGAATCCTGGTATTGCAGGAAGGCGTACTTCCCGTCCGACACCCGGATCAGGAACACCTCGGCCCCGGCGCCATAGTAGTAATAGGGCTGGTAGCAGATGACGTATTTGCCGTCGTTGGAGATCTGGAAGCGGATGCCGTTGCGGTCGGCGGATTCCATGCCGTAGGTCGTCGTCGTGCTCAGCGTGTGGGTGGCTTCCTTGGTGTAGCCCCCGGAACCGTTCGGTGTGAACCGGTCCAGCATGCAGTAATTGCTGGGTTCCATCCGCACGATGATGATCTTGCCGTCGTCGCAGGGAATGACGATGCCGCGATAGAGGCTCTCGGCATACCCCGCCGAATTGGCCGTCCAGTCGTAGAAGATGTGCTTGGTCTCATCGAGATTGTTGAACCAGGCGCGGCGGTTGCTGGCGGAAATGTCGAACGGTGGGACGTTGGAATAGACGTGCAGCCGCATGGAGGTGCCGCCGTTCTTGTTCTCATTGATGACAAGCGTGCCGGTTTTCTCGTTGTAGCCGATCATCCCGTACTTGTTGTACGTGCCGAAATTGTTCTGGGCGTAGAACTTGGTGTTGGTCCAGGCCAGATGCCAACCCTCGGTGCCGGTCAGGCGGCCAGGCGCGATGGCGCGGGGCGCCACGCCTGCGTACTGGTTCTCCATGAACAGGGCGAGGTTCTTGTTGGTCTTGTTGTTGACCCAGACACCGACATTTCTCAGCGCCGTACCGGCATAGGGGCTGGGGCGGCCGATCATTGAGCCGTCGGGGCCGATGCCGAGGGCGATATGGCCGAGATGCCCACACCGCGCCGTGCCGTCGCCATAGGAGGTGTCGGTCGACGAGATGTTCGAGTTGGTCTGGCCGTAGGAATACCAGTTGTTGAAGAATTCGGTGCCCAGACTGCTGGTGCTGCCCTGCATGTAGCCGCTATCGTTGTAGTGCTGGCGGCAAAGCTCCTGGAGATAGTGGTTGTAGACCACCGTGCCCCAGGGCGCCGAACTGCTCATGGTGACCACGGCGAAGGCCGGGCGCTTCCAGGGATCGAGCAGATCGCTGTCAATACGGCGCTGGTACTGTTTCAGCGCGTTGAACGTCAGGATATCCATCGTCAAACCTCCGTGATGGCGGCGATCTGCCCGTCGGGCGTATAGGAGAAGCTGTAGGCGCGGGTGTAGGTGATGCCGCCGAGGGTCAGCTTCTCGGCATAGCCCGCAATGGTTCCGTCGTCGTTGTAGGTGATGCCGTTGATCAGACGCGGGCCCTGGCGGATCGATGCGGCCCGTCCGGCAATGTCGTAGACGATGTCACCCGCGACGATGCCCCCCGTGAACAGGGCGGCATTGGCGGCATTGACCGAATACCCGGCATTGGTTCCGAGGTAATTGGCGAGATTGACCTGGAACTCGGCCATCTGATTGTTGATGCGGGTTTCGATCCCGTTGGAAAAGGTCTCGATCTTTGCAATGGCGGCGTTCAGACCGGCGATCACCGTGCCGTTGATGAAGCCGGTGGCCGTGGCCAGCCAGAGCGTGTTGATGTGATCCTTCAGCGCCTGGGCGATGGCATTGAGCCGGGTCGGGATTTCGCGGGCCTTGGAATTGCTGAAGATGCCGACATTGTCGGAGAACGCCGCGAAGGGAGCCGCGTTGGGAATCGGGGTGATGGTCAGGGGCATGGGATCAAGTCTCCGCGTAGAAGGTTTCGAGGACGCAATCGCCGAAGGATTCCAGGCTGCGTTCGCCGACCATCACGGCCCCGGTGACATCCATGTTCCGTTCGTCGCGATTGAGCAGCATCCACCGCTCCTCCCCGCCATGGGGGATGTCGCCCAGCCGGGAAGCTCGGGTGAGCATGAGGATGGCCTCGCCGTTTAACTCGGGGGCATAGAGCCCAGCGGCCGTGGTCGCCACCTTGCGCAGCAAGATGGCGTAGGCATCGGTGTCCTGGATGGTCTCGATCAGTTCGATGGCCTTCACCATCAGGGCGAAATCGTCCATCCGCAGATTGGGCTCGTCGAGCTTGGACGAGATAGTGGCAAAGGCGTTGTCCTGGGCGGCCTTGACCGCCAGGTAATGGGCAAGGGTTGTCATGGGCTTCCCCTCAGAACAGCGCGATGCCGAGCGTCCGGTAGTCCGAGCCCCTGCGGGCGGAGACGATCAGCGTGGTCAGGTTCAGGCCGGTGGCATCGGCAACGATGGTGGCCGCAGCTTCGGCCGCGACGGCGAAGCTCTCGGCCTGTCCGGCCCAGAAGGCGCCGTCAGTTTCGGCCTGGGCCGCGACCGATGCCGAGCCCGCAGCAGCGTTTTCCGAGGTGCGGGCCTGGGCCGCCGACGCGGAGGCAGTGGCCTCGGCGGCTACGGCCAAGGCCGAGGCTGCCGTCGCCTGCTGTTCAGACCGGTGTGCCGCATCCGCACTCGACCGGGTGGCGACTTCGCTGGTATTAGCCGCGATGGCTGAGGCGTTGGCAGCCGATGCCGAGGCGGCTGCATCAAGGGCTGCCTGCGCGGCGACGGCTTTCGCCGCCACCGTGGCTGTCCGGGCCTGTTCCGCCTGGACGGCGGCGTTTTCCGAGGCTTGCCGGGATGCCTGTGCCGCGACCGCGCTGGCATTGGCCGCAGCGGCATTGCCGGACGCGGCTGAAGCACTGGCGGCGGCATGGGTTTCCGACGATCTGGCTGCCTGGGCATTTGCCGCGATGGCCGCCTCGCTCGTCTCCACCGCATCGGCGCTTTGAACAGCAATCGTCGCGCTGGCCGCCGCTGCGGCAACCTTTTGATCCAGGATTTCCAGACCGGATTGAAGTTGGGTGTCGATATCGGCGACGGCCTTGGCCACCGTCTTGACGGTTCCCCCCTCGGTGACGACCTGGCACTCGGTACCGCTGGCGGGGCCATGCACCACCTTGTGCAGCAGGGTACTGTCCGCGGTCACCTGGGCGACGGCAGCAGCGAGATCGGTTTGCAGGGTCATGGTCGATCACCAGCGAATGCTGACGGGCAAGCCGACATGCAGGGTGGAATGGAGGGTCTGGATGTTGGCAAAGAGAACGACCACGTCCTCGGCCAGCAGGATTTCCAGCGCCCCCGCGTCGAGCATGGGGCGCTCACGGACTTCCAACACCGAGGTGACGATCCAAGCCCCGCCCCGACTGGGTACCGCCTTATAGGGAGCGTTGCCCTGGCCGACGAAACGGGCCTCGTGGGCGGCGATGCCACTTCCACCCAGCAGAGAGATGGCGAACCAGTCGGCGCCATCGTCCAGCTTCAGGCGGAACCATGCCTCGAAGGTGGCGAAGTCCACCGCCGACATGCGCCAGCGCACCGGGATGCGGGTGGGCGTTTGCGTGAACCGCCGCCGCTGCCGGGCGGGACCGGATTCCATGTCGGTGCGGCTGACGGCCGATTCCGGTTCCAGGGCATAACCGTCATAGGTCGGCAGCGGCAACCGGGTGGGCCAGGAGACGAGCGTGGTCATCGATAGGTCCCCGCCGCCGGGTTCAGCCCATAGCGGTGCTCCAGCATCGGGGCCATGCCCTCGCCGCGACCGATGCGGCGGCTCATGCGGCCTTCGATCTCCTCGACGATGATGTCGAGATGGATGCGGCCATCCGGTCCCTGGGATTGTTCGGCACGGGCCTGGGTGCCCGACGCATGATTATTGACCGTCACCACCACGCCCACCGCCATCGGCTGCGACAAGGCGGCATTCAGGATGCGGTCGGCATTGTCCATCTGCCGGGGCGTGAAGACCCCCTCGCCGACGCGGGCGACGATAGGGCGCTCTCCCGCCACCAGACCGCCGTCGTGGAATTTCGGCGCATTGGTGAAGACCGAGGAGCTGAACGAACGAGTGTCCAGCCGGTCAAGACCGATCAGGCCGCCGGAATGGGCGATGGCGAAATTACCGGTATCGGGCACCGGCGCCGCGCCGCCGGAACTGGCGCCGCCAGAAGCGGTCCCGGAAAAGAAACTGCCGATGCCGGCGATCATGCCGCCGAAGATGCCGCCGCCGGCCCCGCCGAACAAGGGTGCCACCACCGACATGCGCCAGGCGGCGCGCAGGGCCTCTTCGGCCAGGCTGTTGAACAGGTCCTGCCCGGCCAGCTTGCCGGTCATGGCCCATTTGACGAAGGCATCCTCGCTGGCCCGCAAGGCTCCGGACATCGCCCGTTCGGCGGAGGCAGCCGCGTTGCCGGCTTCATCGGCATAGGCCCGCACCGCCCGGACGGCTCCGTCCTGCCAGTCGCGGCTGGCGGCCAGCTTATCCTGCTCCAATTCCCGATAGCGGCGGGTATAGGCTTCCTCCGACAAGGTACCGCTGGCCCGCTGCTCGTTGAGCTTGGCCAGTTCCTCGGCGAAACGCTGGGTGGCGTCATAGGCCAAAGTGGTTTGGCGGGCCTCGTCCTTGACCGACTCGGCATATTGCCGCGAGCGGGCCGCCCGGTACTCATCGAGTTTGGGATCATCCTCGGACAGCTTGTGGCTGCGGGCGAATTTGGCGACATCATTGTCGATGGTGACGTCGCGGACTTTGGTGCGATCACTGCCGCGCACCGCCTCGGCCAGACGCACCTGGGCGTCGATCTCGCGCTCCAGATCGGCGACGGCGCGGACGGTATCGTTATTGACGCGGGACTTCTGCACCTGCGTATAGGATTGGGCCAGTTCGCCATTGGCATCGGCCAACCCCTTGGAGGCCTGTTCGGCCAGCCAATTGGTCCGCTCCGCCAGGATGGTGTCGGCCACCGAGCCTTTGGCGGCCTCGGCGAGGCGATCATTGGCGGCGACTTCCTGATCCATGGTGCGGATCAGGCCGATTTTCTGCTCCAGCAGCTTGGCGGTATCGATGCGGCGCAGCGCCCGATCATACTCGGCCACCGCCGCACCGTTATTCTTGAAGGCGAATTCCAGCACCTTGGCGGCCCGCGCCGCATCGATCTGGGCCTGTCCACCGGTGCGGGCGGCTTCGGCCAGACGCTCCTGGCCACGGGCCTGGAGGTTTAAGCCCAGCACCTCGGCCTGGGCCTGGGCGGACATCTCGCCATTGCCCTTGGCTTCGGCCTCACGGGCGAGCAGATCCTTGATCTCCTGTTCCTTGGGGATGGTGCGATAGACGCCGCCCTGCTGGAACAACTCCTTCTCGATCTGGCGAAAGCCCTTGGCAGCCTCAAACTGGGCCTTGGTGCGGGAGAATTCCGCGTTGCCGGCGGCGCGGGCCGCATTCAGCTTCTCCTGCCATTCCACCTCGAATTTGAGATCCGACAGCTTCTCGATATAGGTCGGCTCGCGCTGCTCGGCGCGGACCCGGTCGCGCTCCATCTTGGCCTGGGCTTCCATGCCCGCCCGCTTGCGAGTGATCTCGTCGAGATCGGCGGCGACATCCTGGCGTTCGGCCAGCAGGCGGCGCAGTTCCTCGTTTTCCTCCCTGACCGCCATCACCACCACGGAATGGGTTCCGGCGGGCAACGGCTTGTCGAGGGCCTGCTCGCCCCCCAGGGCGGCAATGCGGCGATCCAAATCGGCCAGCCGCGACTTGACCGTGGATTCGCCCGGCGTCAGCGATTCCAGCGTCGCCGCCCCGGCATTGGCACCGCCCGACAGAACCTTTCGCAGCCAGGGAGCGTTGGTAAATCCCTGCCAGGCATTGGCCATGCGGGTGAATGACCGCTCGGCGGTGTCGGCACTTTCCTTGGCCGCCTCGTCGAAGCCCCGCAGCGCCTTGATCAGGGTGTCGCGGAAGAAATCCGCCGTGACCTTGCCCTGGGTGACCATCTGACGGAACCCGCCCGAGGGCAGAGCGGCGGCCCGGTCGAGAGCCTGCAGCAGCCCCGGCATGGGCTCGACGATCTGGTTGAGCTCCTCGGCCCGCAGTGTCCCCGACGACAGCCCCTGGGCCAGGCCGAACAGCGATTGCTCCAACTGCTCGGACGAGGCCCCCAGGGCGATGGCGGTGGACTGGAAGCCCTCCAGCAGGGCACGGGACTCCCCGGTGGTGATGATCCCGGCCTTCTGCAACGCCGCCAGCCTGGAATAGGCCCCGACCACCGTCTCCAGGGCAGTGCCGGTCTTCTGGGCCTGGACGTAGAGATAGCTGGTGGTCTCCGTCAGGGCTGCGGCGCCGACCAGACCCTTCAGCCGGGCCTCCAGGCTTTCCACCTTGATGGTGGACTCGACCATGGCCTTGCCGAAGAAGCCGATGGCTGCACCCGCCGCCAGCCCGGCCGGCCCCAGCGCCATCATCACCGAGCCGATGGGGCCAAGCCGGGAAGCGAACCCCGCCATGCCGCCCTGGATATCCTGGCTGGCGGCATTGATGGCCAGAAGCGACTTCGACGCCGGTTGCGCCGCTCCCTCGATCCGGGCCAGCGCCTTCTGGCCGTCGTTACCCAGTTGGATCAGGGTGCGGCGCACGGTTTCGCCGTCTTGCAGCGACAGGCGGATGGAGACAGATTTGGTGGCCATGGATCAGGTCTCGGTTTGCGTCTTCGCCGCCCCCGTTACCATTCCTCGCTCGGCGAAGGGCAGCAGCCGGGCCAGCTGGGACTGGTCGTAGCCCAGCGCCTCGGCCTGGATCAGCAGGGCCGGAAGATCAAGTCCGGTGATGCCGCCGCGGGGGCCGAGGCGGATCGTTCCAATGGAGCCGGTCAGTAATTCCCAGGCTTGCCAGCCCGTCTCGGTCAGGGGGGCGTTGCGGTCATAGGGGCAGTCGCAGTTTCCGCCACAGCTTCGGCAGTATTCCGGCCCGCCGCCGAAGTGCCATTCGGCGCGGGCCTGGAGACGTTTCCCTCGGCGATGACCGCTTCATGGGTCTCGGTGTACTGGACGACGAAACCCTCGGCCATGCGAGGAAGCTGCATCAGCTCGGCGATGGCCGTGTCCGTGACCTCCGCCGGCTCGTCCGCCTCGTCCAGCACGCCTTCCCACTTGGTGATGGCCGACCGGGCCAGACCTTGGGCGAACAGCATCTGCGACAGCCCGGCCAGGGCATCCTCGTCGGACAGATCGGGCAAGCCGGTGATGTCGGCCCCGGCGGCCTTCAGATCGGCATGTTCGGCGGCAATGGCTCGCGCCATGCGCCAGCCGCGCGACCGGGCGGCCTCGTACACCGCCGTGGTCAGGGGACGGACGAACACCCGCACGCCATGGGGCAGATCGAGCCAGTAGGGTTCCTTCGGCAGAGAAAGTCGGATCATGATCAATACCCCGCCACGTCGTTGACCAGGGTGACGCGGAGCAGATACCCCGCCACCGGATCGCGGGCAGCCCGCCAGTCGTAGCTGGCCTGGATGCCGCCGGGGCCTTTGATCTCCTGCTTCTTCTTGGGGCAAAAGACGCGGGGCAGATGGAAGGTCAGCGCGAAGGGCGAGCCGGGGATGGTGAAGCCGTATTCCATTTCCACCGGGCTCTCGGCGGCGATGGCGGCAGTCAGGGTGGTGTCGGTGCCGAAGCGTATATCCACCGAACCTTCGGCGGTGGCCTCGGTCTCGTCCACGCCGTCGATCAGGCCGTCGGCACGGATAGTCTCCACTCGCTCCAGATTGTTGGAAAAGGACAGCTTGCCGCCGACCACGTTGGCGAGTTGGCCACCGCCGACCCGGATGGTGCCGCTGCCCTGGCTGAACCGCTTCAGGGCGAAGGTCGCCGGAGTGGGATCGATGGTAGTGGCCGCTTCGGTCTCACCCTGGGCAATCACCCCGATGCTGGCATTGGCGGCGCCGGAGCGGGCCATGTCGAAGGACAGCTTGTCCAGCTTGGCGCCGCCATGGCGGAAGAATTTTGGCACCGCCAGTTGAGCGTGGCCGATCTCGATGGTGAGGCTGGGCAGCGTGCCGCCCGAGGTGAAGACATGATCGAAGGTACCGTCGCCGTTGTCGGCGGTGGCGGGTGCGCCGAACAGGCCCTTCAGCCAGAAGCCGAGCGCCCGCACATCCAGCGGCACGCCGATATCGCCCTCGTCCTTGATCGCTTCATAGAACGGATCCTGGGCGTCGCGGCCCTGGCCCAGCAGCGGGTCATAGCCGAGAGGGCGCTCGGCCCCCAGGCTCGAGTCCTTGAACGACAGCCGCCCATAGCCATCGGCTGGCAGGGTGCCGTAAACCGTCTCGAAGGCGGCCAACAGGATGCAATCGGCGCCGTAGGCCCGAGTCTTTGCCATGGGAAACTCCCATATATTAAGGTGTGGCTCAGCCCAGCGGGTCGCTGGAACCGTAATGAATGGTGACCGGCACCGTGGCTCCCCGCAGGGCGGCGGCACCGTCGATGGCAAGGCCGGAAGTCTTGGGAGCGCCCCAGTCCAGCCATTCCGCCAAGCCGCCGAGGGAGAGGTCGGCGGCCAGGGCGCCTCCCACGGTCATCAGCAAAGCATCAAATGCGGCACTGTCGTCGTCCTGACCGCGCTGGAGGATGATTTCGATCTCGGTCTGGTGTTCCCAGAGATAGGTGACGGGCGACAGCACCACCTCGGGGTCGCCGGGATCGCCGTCGCGCAGGATGATCAATCCCCCGGCGGGGACCGTTTCCGGCAGCGGCGCCTCCCGCCTGACGGTGGCATCGGGCACGGTCTCCAGCCGCGCCAGCAGGGCGGCAAGGATCTGTTCGCGGATGGAGGGCATCACAAAATCCTGCCAAAAACTCTGGGCTTAAGCCTTCTGAACTAAGGCCATGAACTCATCGGCAGGCATTGGTTTCCCAAGTAGGTAGCCTTGAAGGGTCTCACAGCCCGCATCACGCAGAAATTCCTGCTGCTCGGTTGTTTCAACACCTTCAGCGATAACCTCAAGACCAAGAGCATGGGCCATGTGAATTATGGCTAGAACGAGAGCATCATCCTGCTCAACATCCCCAATCCCCATCACAAATGACCTGTCGATTTTCAAAGTTGTAAAAGGATACTGCCTAAGATAACTAAGCGCAGAATATCCTGTTCCAAAGTCATCAATCGATAGCTTAGATTCCGCCTCTCGTAAGGCAGTCATAAACGCAGTTATTGTTGGGTTGTTGCCAACAACGGTCCGCTCGGTTATCTCGACCTCAAGGCAATGAGGAGGAAGCTTCGCATCGGACAGGCATTTACTAACTGTTTCTAGGAAGCCTGGATCAGCACATTGCGCGGCCGCCACGTTGACAGCCATAAAGAAATCACTGCCGATATGCTTTCTAAATCGAGCTCCATCGGCGCAAGCGGTAGCGAGAATTTTTCGGCCCATGGGCACAATCAGCCCGTTACTTTCTGCGAGCGGAATGAACCTGTCAGGAGGGACTAAGCCTCTGGTTGGGTTAAACCACCGAACCAGGGCCTCTGCCCCAATAATTCTGCCCGACTGGGCGTTAACCAGAGGCTGGTAGAAAACCTTGAACTGATCATCGCTGTTCATTGCCTGACGTAGTTCGGCGTCGAGAGCATGACGGGCAACAGCCTCATCGTCCATGTCCCGCGTAAAAATCCGGTAGATATTGCCACCCTGCTCCTTGGCACGAACCGATGCAGCGTGAGAGTTCCGGATCAACTCCAGAGGATCTTCGCCATCGCGGGGATAAAATGCGATACCAATTCGGGCTGTAAGGTATGTGTCTTTTTCATCGACAAAAAACGCTTGAGAGCATGCGTCAAGAATCTGGCGAGCAAGGGCCTCGGCCTCAGCCATGACCATAAATCGGCTGCTGATAATAAGAAACTCATCCCCTCCAAGCCGGGCGAGCGCATCAGCTGGCTGCAGCAATTGGCGAAGACGCTGTGCAGTTTCTACGAGAACCCTGTCACCGCCATGGTGCCCGAGAGCATCATTGACACGGTTCAGCCCATCCAGATTAACGTAGATCAGGGCCACAAGCCGTCCATCGCGGCGAGCCTCGCTGATCAAGCCTGAAAGCCGCTCCATGGCGACAATGCGCTTAGGTAAGCCGGTGAGAGTGTCATGCGTTGAAAGCTGAACTATTTTTTCTTCTGCTGCTTTCCTGTCACTTAGATCGGAAAACTGAGCAACATAGTGGGTGATTTCTCCATCACGTCGAACCGCATTTATGGTCAGATATTCTGGAAATGTCCTACCATCCTTCCGTCGGTTCCAGATTTCACCTTCCCAGTGCCCTGTATCCCGCAAAAGCTGCCACATATCCGCATAGAATTCATCGTCTTGAACCCCGGATTTGAGCAATGAGGTTGTCTTCCCAAGGACTTCATGGCGCTGGTACCCTGTAATCCGGCAAAAGGCATCATTGACTGATGCGATTGTTCCATCTGCCACGGTGACGACAATGCCCTCGGCACTGGCTTCATAATAGGTTGCGGCGAGGCGAAGCTCCTGTTCCAAGGCCTCCCGCCGTCGAATATCGTCCTCAAGTGCCGTGTTGGCCGCCGCTAAATCAGCGTTCCGGTCAGCCAGGGTAGATACCAGCCTGTTCAGTGATACGGAAAGAATATGGGCTTCGCTCCTCCCATCTATTATAGGAATTTGAGCAACTGCCTCCCCCTTTTGAATTCGGTCAGCAATTTCAGCAATTCGCGTCAACGGACGTATTGTGCGCCCAAGCGCTAGCCATAGCCACGCCGCAGCGCCAACAGCAACCAGAAAGCCAACAATCATCACTTGATTGCGAAACAAAACCGCATCAGCAAATGCCTCGTCTACTGGTTGATGGATGAGGATAATCCAGCCTAGGCCAGGTGATCCCATGGTCCCTTTGGCACGGGCATATCCTGTCAAATAACTCTTACCGTCAGGCCAATTCTCTATCGTCCATCCGTGCATACCTTGCTTTGCTGAAGCCACACTGGGAACATTTGAGACATCAGGCCAGGATGCAACATCACCGGTGCCAAGAACGGTCTTTCCCTCATGGTTCAGGATATGTACGCCGGTCAGGTTCCGCTGCTGCAAAGGGGCTAGACTTTGCGCTTTGATTTCTCTGGACCAATCCCAGCTCAGATGCCCACAGAGAACTCCGAGAAAAACGCCATCAGCAGAAATTAAAGGGGCAGAAACGTCTAGAAGTCGCAGCGGAAGAGGGTCTTTTGGGTCTCGAGGGATTAGCTTTGCGAGTAAAAATGCGTCATGCACATCACCGAGAAATGGACCTTTCTTCCCTTCTTGGAACCAGCTTCTCTGAGCAACGCTCTTTCCCTCGAGCATCCCTCCGGTTCCGGCCAGAATATTTCCTTCCGTATCCGTGAATCCAATCCATGCATAGTTCGGGTAGCTATTCTTCAATGTTTCGAGTAGCTGCTTTTTCCGAGCCAGGGGGGCTTTTGGATCGACGATCTCTGCCATTCCAGCGAAAACTTGGATTTCACGCCAACGCTCGTACAGGCCGGTGTCCATGTGAGCCGCCAACTGGATAGCTGCTTCCGAGAGCAGCATTCCCTTGTCTGCCTGCATCTGCGACACAGATCGTGACCCGACAAAATAGCTAATTCCAATGACTGCAGGCAAAAGAAAGGCTGCGATCAGAATTGCCAAATGAGCTCGTATGGATCGACGGGGGTTGAGAGTAGCCGAGAGCATCGTGTCTCCACATGCGGAGAATAAGCCGTCTCCCCCAAAGGCAGCTTATCCGAAAGGATATATGATTTGGTTATAATTTCAGGATTCCTGTACGTCAAACGATAGGCATGCTGCGGTGCGGCGCAAGGGCGCCGCAATCAAACTCCAAGTGAACGTTCTGCCAGATGAACACGCTACCAATTACAAACGATCAGCTCCGGCAGCGCCGAAGCCCACCGCTCGGCGACGCCGTCCACGTCGAGGCGCTTCTTCAAGCTCACTTGCGGCACCAGGATGAACATCACCACTGTGGTCATCCCGCGCCCGGAGCGGAGTGCCGAGGCGCTGCCCTTGGCGAAGCCGCCCCGCTTGCCGGTGCGGGCCCGCATGTTCTCGGCCACCAGCAACGAGGGAGCGCCGCGGCGATAGATGAAGCGCAACCGGCTGCCGTGCATCTGTTCCCATAGGCCGGGCGTCATGCGCTTGCCGCGGGCGCCGGTTCCGGCGGCGGGTGTGGGAATGGCCAACCAGAAGCCGTGCTTGGACTTGATCAACGCCCCCTGGTCGAAGGCGCGGATGATGGTGGGGGCCCTGGTGAAGACGAAGCCCGCCGCCTTGATGCTCTTTTGGCCCTTGGGATACAGCTCGGCCCGCCAGGTATTGGCGAGACGCTGGCCCATGCCCGCTTCGGTGACCTGGCGGCGGAGATCCGCCTTCTGCCCGTCGGCGGCTTGACGCATCCCGGCGGTGACCGCGTCTTCGGCTTCCTTGATTTCCTCGGCCATGATCTTGCGCAGATCGCCGGATATGGCCGCCGCCAGTTTCATGCCGGTCTCACGTCGATTGTCCAAACCAGCCGCTCGGCATCCAGACGGGGTTCGCCCTGGACGACGAAGCTGTCGCCATCGTGGACGATCACATCCCCCGCCTGGGGTGCCGGAACCTCCCGCCGCCGGATCTCGAACACCGCCGTGCTGGTCTGCACGGTGATGTCCGAAAATTCGATATCGCGGTCGGGCCGTCGCACCAGGGCACGCACGGGGCTGCCCTGGTAGGTCACGGCGACGGCCATGTTCGGATCGGCGAACAGATCGTCGATGGCGTCAGTGAAGGCGCTCATCAATTGCCCGAGAACAGGCGCACGGCCAGACGCGGGCGCTTGTTGACCGGCAGGATGGATGCCTCGGTCTTGACGTCGATGGCGCTGCCGTCCTGGCGGGCCAACTGGCGGGCGTACATGGGCACGCCCAGGGTGTTGACCGTCTCGATCAGATTGGCCGGAGCGCCATAGGTGACGAAGGTGTCCATGGTGCCGAGCGGAAAAGCGATGCCTTCGCCCGCCGGGATCAGGGTTTCCGTCGCACCGGTCGAGAGGGTGACGGTGGCGCTGTATTCCTCGAACACCATGCCAGCGAAGGGGAAACGGCGGCGCACGTCTTCCCTGAGCGGCTGGGCGCCGGTCGAGGAATAATACTGGTAAGCCTGCTCGACTTTGGCATGGCCGATCAGCTTGTCGAAGAATTCCGGGGACACGAGGGCCAGCACGCTGGTCATGGTCTCGCCCTTCAACTCGGTCTCCACCTTGCGCAGCACCTCGCGGATCTTGGCCTGGACGTTGGTGGTGGCGGCGCCGAGGGTGAAATCCACCTGTTGGCGGGTGAGGGCGAACTCGCTGAAGTAGTCGTACAGGGTGGACCCGGCACCGTCGCGCACGATGCCCTTCAGCGCGTTGACCTCCATGAACTCCCGCGTCTGGGCATGCTTGGACCGCATGCGAGTCAGTTTCCGTTCCATCACCGTGGCCAGCGGATCGGCGGCATCGGCAACGCCGAAACCGCGCACGCCCTGGACATCCTGGGGCGTGATGGAATCGTCATGGGGAATCCACGGCACGGTGAAGGAGCGCATGGACCGGGCGTCGCGGTTGGCGACGGTGGCCGGGCCGCCCAGGGGCACGGTGGGCAACAGGTTAAGGACACCCTCGGCCTGCTCGATGATGACACTGCGCTGGGTAACGCCCTCGAAGCGAAATAGCCCCATCTGGCCCAACCGGGTGTAAAGGTTGGGCAGCAGATTGATGGCCTGGGTCATTTCGGCGAGTGAGTACCCGCCCGCGTCAAACGGGTTGATGATGGCGTTCATATCGGGGGTGTTCCTCAGACGGTGGTACGGGCAACCAGGCCCATGGCGGCGAGTTGGGTGAGCTTGGCGACCCGTTCGGCGGGCTGATCGACCGAGGCATCGAATACCAGGGCGCCATCTGCCAGGATGACCGGGCCACGGGCGACGATCAGGCCGGGGACGGCCCCATCGGTGGCGTCCACCGCTTCCAGCAGCACGGCGACGGCCACCTCCGCCCCTTCGTCCCCCACCACCTCGGCGGCGGGGGACAGACGGTATTCATCGCTGGCGGAGATGCGGCCCAGCACGGAACCCAGGGGATAACTGGTCCCCGCCTTCAGGGTGACGGTCTCGCGGGTGTAGCTGGCGTTCAGTTCAAACTTCAGCAGATCGCCCAGGGTGGGCGAAGCGGTCAACACAGGCATGGCAGCGTGTCCTTATTTCCGGGCGGCGGCCTCGCGGGCACGCCGGACGATGGGGCTTTCGGTTTCGGTCTTGGGGACGGCTCCCGCCGGAGCGGCGGCGACCACATCGGTGGCCTCGGAGCGCTCGGCCAGTTGCTCCAGCACGGTGCGCCGCAGCGCCTCGGGGCGGATGCCCTTGGCCATGGCCTCGGCGGGATCGATGGTCACGCCCAGGCGGGCTGCCTGGGCGGCGATGGCGCTGATCTCGGAATATTCGGCGCGCAGACGCTGTTCCACCTGGGCGGTTACTTCCCCGGGCTCCGGAACAATGGCTCCCGGAGCGGGGCGCTCGGCTTCGATGACGGGGATGTCCCCCGTTTGCTCGGACATGGTGGTCTCCTTGGGTTTGGACAGGACGGGGGAACGGATAGACGGGCGCGCCAGGGTGGTGCCGAGATCGGCCAGGGCAACGCGGAGCGTGCCGACCTTGTCGGCCAGACCGGCGGCCACCGCCTGGTCACCGCGATAGACCGCAGCCTCGGTGGCGCGGATCGCCTCCGGCGGCTGCTTGCGGCACCGGGCCACCAGAGCGACGAAGCGACCATAAAGGGCATCGACGTCAGCCTGCAGACCGGCACGGGCAGAGTCGGACAGCGGCTGGTGGGGATTGCCATCGACCTTGGCGGCACCGGCATGGACGAAGGTCCACGCCAGCCCAGCCTGGGCATCGGCTCCCGATTCATCGCGGTGAACAGCCACGACGCCGATGGACCCGACCTCGCCGGTCTGGGTGACGTAGATTCGGTCGGCGGTGCAGGCGATGGCATAGGCCGCCGACAGCGCCGCTTCATCGGCTACCGCCCAGATGGGCTTGCCACACTGGCTGCGGATGGCCTGGATGTGGTCGACCAGATCGAACAACCCGCCCACCTCGCCACCGGAGGAGTCCACGTCCAGCAGAATGGCGCGAACGCCGGGATCGGTGGCTGCCGCCTCGATGGCATCGGCGATGTCGCCATAACCGGTCAAGCCGCTGGCGGCGCCGAGATAGCCGGAGCGGGCCACCAGGGTTCCCACCACCGGCACGATGGCGATGCCGTCGGGCGTCACCGCCACATCGGCGGATGGAGCCGTATCACCGTCGAAGGAGATGGACTGCCCAGCCAGCCGGGGGCCGAGAGCACCCAGGATCACATCCAGCTTACTGCGGGCGACCAGCAGCGGCGTCCCGTACAGACGAGCCGCGAGATGGAGAAAATCGTGCATGTCGGTCCTTACGGTGTCGGTGGGGGCGGCAAGAGCTGTGACGGATCGGAACCGAAGGTCAGCCCCAACCGCCGTTCCCGTTCGCGGTCGGCGGCGATCTCGGCATCGACCTGCTCGGCGTCGTAGCCGCGTTCGGCCAGAGCCTGGGTGCGGCTTTTCAGACCCGCCCCGATCTGCTCGATCTCGGCCTTGGCGTCCTTCAGCGGATCGACCCAGTCCCATTTCGGCGGCAGCCAGGAACAGGCGATGAAGCTGGCGCGGTTGCGCTCGTAGCCGGGAATATCGAGCGCCCCGGACAGCACCGCCACATCCAGCCAGCGCTGCCACACTTTCCTGCACATTTGGTGGACCATCACCGAGTGCTGCCATGCCTCGACCCGGCGGCGGAATTCCAGCAGCGCCATGCGCGAGTTGGAGTAGTTGGCCTTCAGCATGTCGTTGGACAAATAGGCGTAAGGGATGCCGGTGGCGGCCGAGATCTGCAGCAGCGTCCGATACTCGAATGGCTCATACGATCCGCCCACATCGGCGGGGGCCGAGGTCTGGATCTGCTCACCCGGTTCCAGCGGCACCACTTGGCCGGGCTGGACCTCGACGATGCGGTCGCCGGAACCATCGTCGGCTGGGGTCACATCGATAATATCGGTTGGTGCCGGCGAGATGACGAACATCGCGTACATCGCCGCGATCTTCTTGCGCTCAAGTTCTGCGTCATCGTACTGGTCGAGCAGGAACAACTTGACGATGGCCGGGGCCAGCCGGGACACGCCCCGAAGCTGGCCGGATTCCACCGGGTCGATGACATGGATGATTTCGGCGGCCGGAACGCGCACCATTTCGCCGACCATGCCGGGGTCGGTAAGATCGCCGGGATGGCGGCGCAGGAACCAATACGCAGCCCGCCGGCCGATGCGGTCAAACTCGATGCCCTGACGGATGGTGTTGCCGTTGGGAAGAACCTCGGTTCGGGTCAGCGGCAGCATTTCCGAGGGCAGCATCTGAAGCTGCAGCGGCACCGTCAGGCCGTCCTCGGGACGACGCGGGCGCAGGCGGAAGAACACCTCCCCGGCGATGAACACTTCCCGCGCCGCCCGGCGCTGCTGGCCGTAGAAATCGGTCAGGCCATCAGCATCGGATTCGTCGGTCCAGGCCAGCCAGAGCTGCTGCACCAGAGCCTTCAGATCCTTGTCGGCGATCAGTGATGACGGCTTGATGCCGGTGCCGACGGCATTGCCGGTCCAGCTTTCGGCGGCATTAAGGGCATAGCCGTTATTGCGCACCAGATAACGGGCTCGCGCCGTGATGTCGGAACCGGCGGCGGCGATCAGGGTATTGACGTGTGCGCGACTGGGCTGGAAGCCCTTGAGTCGGCGGCTGCCCTGGGCGGCCTCGAAGCCGCCGATCAGAGCGCCGATCCTCTTGCGCAGTCCCGACAGCATGATCACAACCCCTTGGTGGCGACGGCGAGAATCCGGCGGCGGGGCTTCTTGCCCTCCAGCACGGCGATGCGGCGGTCGAGATCTGCCAGGACATGGTTGGCCTGGGTGAGGTCGTATTGGACGGTGCGGTCGCCGACGGTGACGCGGGCGACCAGCGAGTTGCGCCGCACCAGCACTCGCTCGCGCTCGGCCTTCATTTCGTCGAGGGTCATGATCAGTGCATCCCGCTGAACTTGATGATCCGCCGGGGGCGACGAACGGTGCGGCGGATCTGGCCCGCCTGGGTTTCTTCGGGTTGAACCGTCTTGGACGGGCCAATCTGGGCTTCCAGATCCCGCCACTTGGCCTCCGACCAGCGGTCGGCACCGACGATCCAGGCGGCGGCGCGGGCATAGACCCGGCAATCCAGCGCCTCATTGCGTTCGCGCAGCTTCTGCCATTCCAGCTTGGTGAAGCCGCGTCGGTTCTTGACCGTCACCAGCTGCTCGGCGACGAACTGCTTGCACCACTCGGACTCCGCCCACGATGGCAGATGCACCGTTCCGGCCGGGTAACGGATTCCCTCGGCCAATTCCTCGTCGGTGGGGCGCTCCAGGCGCAGGAAGCGGTAAGTTTCCGACTTGAAGGTGGACACCGCCACCGTCCACAGCCGGGCACCGCGGCGGATCTTCTTGCCGCCCTCGGTGGCGTCCACCAAGGTGGGACCGGACACCGGGCTGGAGCGGTTGAAGCCCTCGACGCCCTTGATCGGCGAGACCTGGCCGACGCCCATCCGGCGAGCCCAGGTGTAGACCGCCGAGGATTCGTAGCCGGAATCGATGGCCAGACGGGCGATCTTCAGGGCCGCGCCGCTGGCATGGGTCCAGGTTTGCCCCAGCACCCGCTCCAGCGCCGCCCAGGTTTCGGCATGTTCCGGCCCGCCGTCGATGACGATGTGGTCGACCAGCCAGCTTTCCAGGTTGCGGCCCCAGGCCCAGACATCGATCTCGACGCGATCCTTCTGGACATCGGCCCCGGCGGTGAGGAACAGGGCGCCTTCCGGCACACTGCCATTGGTCCAGTTTTCGCGGCGGTCATAGAGCCGCTGCCAGTCGGGGGCCTCGCCGGATTCGGTCCAGGTTTCGCCGAGCGAGGTATTGACGAAGGTCTTCATCGCCTCGTCGCCGTGATCCTTAGCCGACAGGAAGGTGCGCACCATCTCGGCTAGCTTGACCCAGGAGGAATGGATCTCATTGAGGTGGAAGCCGGCGATTCCGGCGAAGGGGGCCTCGGCCCGCCATTCGCCCCTACGGATCGCCGCCCAGCGCCTTGCATCGCTCCATGCCGAATGGCAATGAATGCATTCGTAACGGGCGGTCTCTGGACTATGGGCGCCGGTATTATCCCGATCCCAGCGCACCTGCGGCCACACCAGCAACTGGTGCTCGCCACAATCCGGGCACGGCACCCAGTAGCGGCGTTTGTCGCTTTCCTCGTATGCCGCCTCGATCCGGCTGGTCCCCCGGATGGTGGGGGTGGAGACCAGCACAATCTTGCGGTTCCAGAAGGTGACGGTGCGCTTCCTCGCCAGATTGACCGGATCGCCCTCGGCCCCGGCGCTGGCCGGATAGCGATCGACCTCGTCGCACAGCAGGATGCGGATCGGCCGGCTGGCCAGCCCCGATGGAGCGTTGGCACCGACGATGGTGAGATGGCCGCCCGGGAATTTCTTGTGCAGGATCTTGTTGGAGCCGTCCCGCGACTTGGGGTCGGAGATCAGCCCCTTGAGGCAGGCCGTGTCCCTGGCCATGGGCGAGAAGCGATCCTTCGACCACGTCTCGGCATCGCGCTCGGTGGGCATTACCACCATGATCGGCGCCGGGTCCTGATCGATATGGAAGCCGACGGTGTTCAAAAGTGCTTCGGTCTTACCCACCTGTGCCGAGGACATCACCACCACGGTCTCGACGGCGGCGTCGGAAACGGCATCCATGATGCCGCGCTGATAAGCGGCACGGTCGGTGCGCCACGGGCCGGGCTCGGCGCTGGCCTCGGAGCTCAACCGCCTCTTGGCGTCGGCCCATTCACTGATCGTCATCTCCGGCGGCGGCGCCAGGATCGACAGTGCCTTCCGGGTTACGTCCGCCAGCCGCTCCGGCCCGGACAGCATCAGCGGTGACGGGCATGGCGGCGATTTCGGTGAGCGCTTCCGCGATACCCTGACGGATGAGGGTGCGCGCGCCGGCAATGGTGGTCTCCTCGAACACAACGGGGGCAAGCCGATCCGGCAGCACCAGCAGCCGGGCGCGCAGGCGGGCCAGAATCTCGGTCCAGGCGTCTTCCACCGCGGTGGCGGGCAGCAACTCGTCGCGCCGCTCGGCCGCCTCCATCTCGGCAAGATCGGCCTTGGCCTTGACCAGCCGGGCCCGCTCGGCGCCGAAATCGGCGGGGCCGCCCTGATTGCGGGAAGCCTGGTCGCGCAGATAGCGGACATAGCCCTGCACCGCGCCGACAAGGTCGTAGCGGCCGCGCTCGGCCTTGGGGATGGTGCCGTCCCGCCCCAATTGCTGGACCCGCCGTTCGGTGAGGTCGAGCAACTTGGCGATGACGGCGATGGGCTGGGTGTTGGCCGCCATCGAGTGTGTCCATGATCGGGGTTGGCCGGATCATGGAATGATCAGGATGGCCCGAAGATCGCAATCCTGTGATCGGCAATGGGTGTTGATGTGCCGGGCCGGTGGAGCGTTACTGCGGTCATCGCATCGGGAGATCGACATGATGGACAACCATGACAAGCACCGTGCCCTGGAGGAGATCGCCGCCAAGATACTCAACATCCCGACCCTTGATGCACGTCGATCCGACCTGCTCGATTTCCACGAGGTGGCGGTGTGGAGTGTGAAGGAAGCCCTTGAGGCGGCTTTTGCCCTTGGACGCGACAGAAGCTGACGGAGACGGACATCATGATCAAGCACATCGCCGAGACCGCCATCGCCGCCAATATCGACGCTCTGGCCGCCCTGATCCAGGAGATGACCGAGCGGATGGACGAGGCCACCGGCTACGTCCGCGACGGCCAGCGGAACGCCGCCATCGGCACCATCATCGACCTCGATCGCATGCTGGCCGACGCCGCTGCCCTGCATGGAGCCGCCCTGGCGCTGCACCGGAACACACCTGCCTGATCGATCGGCTTTCCGCACCGCCCCGACCGGGATAACCCGGCGGGGCCCGAGGTGGTACAGGCGCGGGATGTCCGCGTCGCCAACCCGAGGGAACCGTCATGGCTCAGATCCAGCTTTCCGACACTCAGTCCGTTATCCTGTCCGCTGCCTGCGCCCGCGATAGCGGGCTGGTCCTGCCGATCACCGCATCCTTGAAGGGCGGCGCCGTCGACGTGGTGCTGACCAGCATGATCAAGAAGGGCCTGATCGAGGCGATCCCAGCCGAAGCTGGCGTTCCGGTCTGGCGGGAGGACGAGGATGGAACCCCGCTGACGCTGGTTGCCACGGCCGCCGCCTACATGGCGTTGGGCATTGCCGCCGACACGGCGCCGGAAGAAGAACCGGCGGCTGAGAGCGCCAACGAGGCAGAATCCCCGCCCACGGACGCCCACGTCTCGAAACCGGCCCGTAAGCCCCGCGAAGGCACCAAGCAAGAGGCGCTGATCGCCATGCTGAAGCGGCCCGAGGGCAGCAGCATCGCCGAAATCACCGCCGAGCTCGGCTGGTTGGCCCACACTGCGAGGGGAGCAATCGCCGGGGCCTTAAAGAAGAAGCTCGGCCTGGACGTCACCAGCGAGAAGATCGAAGGCCGGGGCCGGGTTTACAAATTGGATTCTCCAGTCTGACGGCGCTCGATTTCCGTCAAAACCATCAGGGCGAGATCGAGGGCAGGATGATCACCTGTCCTCGACGCACGTTCAACCTGCTGGCGGGCTACTTCGAGAGCGGTTTGACCGTAGTGATCGATCAGATCGTCCGCGCTGCGCGCCACCTGCTCGGGATCAACCGCCATTCTTCAGCCTATTTTTTCAGCGACGACGACGCTTTGAACTTGATGGTCGAGGACGCCGCGATCTCAATGGTCTTGCCGGTCTGGGGATTGCGGCCCTGCCGGGCCGGGCGCTCGGACTTCGAGAAGGTCCCAAATCCAATCATCCGGAAGCGGCCTTCGGACTTCACGCCATCCAGAATGGTGGCCACCAAGGCATCGACAGCTTCGTCGGCCTGGGCGGCGGTGCAGCTGGTGGCGGTGCGGATGGCTTTGGAAATTGCCGTTTTGCTCATGCTGTTTTTCCTTCCCGGACAAGAATCCCGGAAGAAGATTAAGGGCATGTCGTCAATTTGTCACCGGAGCCGTTCAAAGACCCGCCTCAGCATGTAGCTCCTGATCAAAGATACGATGGTGAACACCAAGCCAATCAGCAGATCGTCGGCAATAGAGATCCGGATGCCGAAGATCGGGAATACCGCCATCTGGGTGGCGATAGCGATTCCATAGCCGATCACCACGTTGGCGGCGGCCTCGACCATGGACATGCGGCGAGATTGTCTCACGCCGGCCTCGACTCGCCGGATCTCGGCACCAGCGGCAGGATATTGCCGGTCACGGCAAACAACGGAGCGTTGGCTTGAGCCTCCGCTTCGGCCTCGCCGCGTTTCATACGCCGGAGCACCTCCTTGGCGCCCTCGTGGTAGCCCTCGAACTTCCGGGTCGCAGCCCCGATGCGTGGCATGGTCGGGCCGGGCCGCCATGGCGTCAGCAGGTTGTGGCAATCGGTGCAGATGACCCAGGTGTGCTCGAAATTTGCGCTCATGTTGGCGAAGAAGTGATCTGCCTCCCAGGCCAGGCCACGACGCTGCAGCATGGCATTGATGCTCTCGCCCCGATAAACCAGGGGCTTCTTGCAATGAGGGCAATTGCCGCCATGTTCGTGGAGGACGCTCAGGTGCTTCTTGACCACGTTGACCGGAATGGTGACGCGTCGGTTCATGGCCAATTCGTTGGTGACAGTCAACAGCCGGTCGACCTTGCCGTCGAGGGCACCGATCTGTTCCGGCACCATGCCGAGGCGGGCCAGCACGATGCGGGCGGCCTCCTGGGCGATATCGTCGGCTTTCGTCGTGCCGATGTCGGAGCCGCCGGTCGTGCGGATGGTAGGAAGCACCTCCTCGAAGACCCAGCGCTCAAAGCGCACGGCGGCAGGAAGTTTGCTACCCACGATCAGGCGCAGAACATCCGGCTCGGAGAGGATGCGGGCCTCCTGTGTCCGTCCGAGGGCGTCGATGATGGGGTAGCGTTTCGCGACCCCACGGCAATGCTTGTTTATGGCGTCGGTGGCATTGGCGTATCCCAGCCGTTCGGCCACGTCCTTTCCGACGAACCACGGTGCGCCATCAATATCGACGACCCGGATGGCGGAGCCTTCGAATTCGAATGGAACGATGTTGGTCATACCGTGCCGCTCCCTATCTGGTTTCGAGCGATGTCGTCGAAGTTGCGGCTGTCACCGTCGAGAATGGCTTGGCCGCCGGTCTGGCCCTGCCAGCGCCGGACGATGACATCGACGTAGCGGGGGGCGAGTTCGATCAATCTGGCCTGACGGCCGGTCCGCTCGCAGGCGATCAGGGTGGTGCCGGAGCCGCCGAAGGGATCGAGCACGATGTCGCGGCTCTTGGAGGAGTTGCGGATCGCCCGCTCCACCAGTTCCACCGGCTTCATGGTGGGGTGGAGGTCGTTCTTGGCCGGCTTGTTGACGAACCACACATCGCCCTGGTCGCGGTCACCGCACCAGTAATGGTCTGCCCCTTCCTTCCAACCGTAGAGGATCGGCTCGTACTGGCGCTGGTAGTCGGCGCGGCCCAGGGTGAAGGTGTTCTTGGCCCAGACCACGAAGGTGGACCAGTGGCCGCCGGCCTCCATGAAGGCGCCCTGCAGAGTGTGCAGCTCCGACGACGACATGCACATGTAGACCGAGCCCTTGGTCACGGTCAGGATGTTGACACTGGCGTCATAGAGGAACTGCCGAAAGCCGTCGCCAAGAGAGTCGTTGAGGATCCTGCGATCCTTCTTGGCAGTCTTGGTTGGTGCGCCGTAATCGACGTTGTAGGGTGGGTCGCAGAAGCACAGATCGGCCAGCGAGCCGCCCAGCACCTTCTCGACATCGGCCAGAACCGTGGCGCTGCCGCACAGCAGGCGATGGTCGCCCAGGATCCACAAATCACCCGGCCGACTGATGGCCTTTTCCTCGACGGCCGGGGCCTGGTCGGCGTCCTCGTCGGACTCCATCATCTCGGCCAGCAGCTTGTCGATCTCTCTGTCATCGAAGCCGGTAAGGTCGAGGTCGAAATCCTCCAGCTTGAGATCCTCGAGTTCCAGGGCCAGCAGGCTGGTGTCCCATTCCGCTTCCTCATTGGTGCGGTTGTCGGCCAACCGGTAGGCTTTCACCTGGGTGGGCGTCAGCCCGGTGGCGACATGGACCGGAACCGTGGTCAGGCCCAACCGCTTGGCCGCCTCAAAGCGGGTGTGGCCAACCACGATCACCATGGCCTCATCGACCACGATGGGCTGGCGCCAGCCGAATTCAACAATGCTGGCCGCCACCTTGGCGATGGCGCCGTCATTGCGGCGCGGATTCCTGGCATACGGCGTGATCTTGCCGATGTCGATTTCGGTGACCTGCATGGATGCGATTCCGAAGACCCCCGATTTCGCTTTCGGAGGCGTGATTGGGCGATGGAAACGGCTGAAATCTGCCGTTCATGCTGGAATTGGGTGCGTGGGAAGCGAAATGATCGCTGTCGGCACCGGTGATGCGCGGTGTCGGGGACATTTCGCTTCAGGGGCAGTCCAGGGGGCGGAAAACCCAGGATTTCCACCAGTTTTTACCGACGAAAAGCGAAGCGGCCCTGATCACCGGGCTGCGATGCAGGTGTCCGAATACGAAATGGCCCCGCACCCCCATTTCGTTTTTCCGGGGGTAACAGGGCCTCAAACGTGGCAGATTTTCTGGATTCTGGGGGAAAGCGAAACGAAATGGCGTTTTTCGTCGGCGTCACTGGGCAAGCTGTGCGCTGATGCCCCCCGCATAGCGTGTGCTCCAGGGAGGACCCGTTCAATCTCAGGAAGGAGTCTAGCTCATCGCCATGGCCAAGGTCCCGACCAAAAATGTCTCACTTTTCACTTTCTCGTTTCTTCGTCCGAGAGGCTGGTGGGGGGCATTCCTGCCACCCCGCCGCCCGCTCGCGACTTCCGTCATCGTGCCCAGAATTTATCACTCGGCCGGTGAATCCGTCCTGGCCAGAAATGTCTCATTTTCATTTTTCTGCCGCAGGGCGTTGACACGCTCGACAAGGTGCCCGCGCGCTCGTTTCCCCGGCACCTTGTTCCCGTTCAGCCTCCAGGCGATGACGCACAGCGCGTACATCCAGTGCCTATGAACGGTGGCTCGGGACAGCCCGACCTTGCCGCAGATGGCCTTCCAGCGATCATTGTTGGCTCGATGCCAGACGATCTGGGCGTCGATTGGGTCGAGCCACCGCAGCCATTCGAGTGACTGGTCCATGCGAGTGATGGCGGCGGCCGATGGCGGTGGCCGCCGCAACTTCACCTCGGCCACGCCATAGGATTCCCAGTACTCGCGCACCATCGGCGGCCAGGTGTTGACGTAACCCTGGATGGTGGTGCTGGGCAAACGCCCAAGAACATCAGCTGCCTCGGTGATGCGGTCCTCCACCTCGCTGGGGGTGAGTTTGAATTCAGCCATGGGACGCCTCCTGTCCAGGGCGCTTGCCATAGAGCTTTTGCCCAAGCTGGCGGATGAGCTCACGTTCGGGCCAAGTGAGACGCTGGTCGTCCTCGGCGATGACCAGGACGCCGCGCTCCTTCCAGCCATCCTGCTTGACCTGCTCAGGGTCGCGGCGGCTGCCGCCGAAGCCGGGGGGATGCCATTTCATTGGACATGCCTCCAGGTTTTACCGTTGGCAATCAGATAAACGGTCGATTGACTCACATGAAATTCGCGGGCGATTTCCGATTGCCTTCTGCCTGCAGTGAGCGCGCTTTTGATGCGAACAACGTCGCTCTCATTCAGCCGGGCATTTCCCACAGAGGAACCGCGGAGGCGTGTTCCATGCTGATCCTTATGTGCCTCGTTCTCGCGATGAGTGACCCAGCGTAGATTTTGATAATGGTTATTGCTTCGGGTTCCGCTGAGATGTGCAACCTCATGGCTTGGTGATGGCCGCCGCCCGTGAAATGCGAGAGCAACAAGCCGATGAACGAGAAAACGACGGCCCGCGCCATTCGAATAGAGGATTACCTGGGCGTAGCCATTGCTTCGAAAGAAGGGAGCAAGAACTGCCCCTGCACGGGCACTTCTGCTGGGTGTAATTCGCCGGATATCGCCCCAAGCGGAAACTTCGTAGTCAGGCCAATCTGGAATTGGTCGCCATTCCACACTTGGTGCAAAGGTGGTGGTGCCCAGGTCGAGGGCCAGTACAGCGCCGGAAGCATCGGCGTCAGCCTGCTCCGGCGCTGTGGCATGACTGGGGATTGGAACGATCATGGCTATCTCCTCGTGGTTCGAGCAGCTGGGGCGAGGGCGATGTCCGGCCAAGGACAACGCTTCCGCCCGAACCCGATGGATGATCCGGTACGATGCTGTGGGCATGCCGACCGCCTGATGAGGCGGGGGCGTGCAATTTTTCCAGAAAATTGCAGCCGGCCGGAATCGGCCAGGCCACTGATCTGTAATGGATATTTTAAATAATTGTAAATTTTGTATAATTGTATGGGAGTGAGTAGAGGGAGACCTGAGGTACCCCACCCGCACGCGTGAGGTTCTCTGGTGCAAAAATACAAAAATTACAATTATCTCCCCGAGGCATGGGTATCTCCTTGAAAACAAAGGGGCGTTTCGGCCGCCCAGGCCGATTACAGGCTCCTGCAATTTTCTCCGGGCGTGCAAGAATCTCATGGCGCCCGCCATTCGCAGGCCATGTACACCATCACCGGCTTGGTCGCAGTGGCCCGCATGGCGAGGGTAATCATCCCCGCCTCCATCAGGGTGGCGAGGATCTCGTTGCGCGGTCGCGCTTCGAGGAAACGGCTGTCTTGCGTTAGCTTGGTCTTGGAGATGCCGCTTGGGCCGGAGCCGCGGATGATTTCCATGATCCGCTTGTGGTTGCGTTCGATATCGTTGTCGGCGACGTGGCGGTCGATTTCGACCATGGTGCGGTCGGCGCAGGTGCTGACGAACTGAATCGCCCATTCGGCATCGTCGGCCCGGATCACCGGCGTCACCGGATCCGAGGACACCGCCCGGATCAGGGCGACCCTGGTGGCGTTCTCGCTGATGCGGGCAAGGATCGGTGTGAACGGCGTGCCCAGAGCCTCGCGCAGCCGGACGGTGATATCGCGGGACAGATCCCGGAAGATGGCCTTGGCTCGCGCGTCCATGGGCACGGTCATCGGATCGACGGCAGTGGTAGGGTCGGCCGTCAGTCCCGAGAGATTGCCCGCCGCCATTCGTCCACCACCGGTGGCGATCAGCTTGAGACTCTTGATCAGGGCGGGCGGCGCTGAACGGATGCCGGTGTCGTTGTTCTCGTCGGGGTATTGGTTGCCGCTGGCGATAACAATGAAGCGAGCGAGCGAGCCATCGACCACGTTGGCCGATTGCAGGGCATTCCAGAATCGGGTCGGTGCGGTGGTGCCGTAGACGCACAGACATGGCTGATTGATGTCGCGCCGTTCGTTCTTGCCGTCGCGGTTGGCGTATTCCGCGCCCAGAAACACCCCGCCGGCCGATGTATACAACTCGGTCATGTTGTCGAGGATCTCGGTCAGGTGACGGGGGCTGCGTTTGCGGTCGGCGATGCCTTCCAGGAACATCCCGAACTCGTCGATCTGCAGCAGCATGGCGGGTTGGCGATGCAGGGCGGTCAGCAGGCCGGCGCCAGAGGCGATTTTGTTGCCCCCGAGGTACTGGGCGAGCCCGGCTTCGAAGAACAGTTCGTTGATGATTTCGCGACTGTGGTTCTTGCCCGAGCCGCTGTCGGCCAGGGCAATGACATAGAGGTTGGAGCGAAGATTACTCTCGGTGCGATATTTGCGGCCCATCAGCGCGCCGATGGCGCACAGACTGGCACCGAGCGACAATTCCGGCTGGGGGCGCCGAGCGGTGGCCAGCATGTAGGTGACCATGTCGCCCAACACGCCGTCGGGAATGGTGAGGTCGAATGGCTGCACCGTCGGTGTCGGTTCGGCGGGAGTGGCCGCGAGCTTGGCCAGCAGACCGGCGGCGGGATGGACCTCGTCCTGGGGCGTGCTGCCATCCAGCACCAGGACAGGGTCGGGCTGCCAGCCGCGCTCCATGGCAAAATGGTAGATGGTGCCGGCGCCGATGGTGGTGGGGCGGAAGCTGGCCCAGGCATTGGCGGTGGTGGCGGGAACATCCTTGGCCGACATTGCCGACCAGGCGGCAAACAGCGATGCCCCTTCTTCGCCGATGGCTCCCTTCACCGCCATGCCGATCCGCACCCAGGAATCGTAGTCGAGATCGGCGTTGGGGATATGGGCGAGCGCGGATCGCACCGCTGCCAGGGTGCCGCGCTGGGGACTGGTGGATGGCATGGAGGCGGCCGGCGATTCCAAGGTGGCTGGGCGCAGTTCGGTTGGCAGCAAGGCGATGGCAGCTTCCAGCCAGGCGCGCACCGAGTCCTCGGTGACCACCGGCAGATCGTCGAGCGCCACGGTGAGCGGCGAATCCTCCGGCCACACATAGGGCTGGCCGGTATCCGGATGGATGGCGAAGGCGACGAATTGCCGCCCATGGGCCAGGATCTCCAGCGGCGCCCGCTTGGGGCCGGAGAATGGCACATCAGCCCGATACACCAGCAGCCGCTTGGGGGCCTTGCCGATCCTGAGCAAGGGCGTGTCGCCCAGCATGTCGCGGGCCAGCCGCTCCAACCGGTGGGCGATGTCGGGATCGAGCACGTCGATATCAATGCCGACCAGGGTGCCGCAGGCCAGCCCGATGGCGGCATCGGGCCAAGTGGCCCAGGTCTCGACCTCGATCAGGGTGGTCGGACGGTCGCAATGGCGGGTCCAGGCCGGGTAATCGCACCAGGCGCCAGCCTGGAAGCGTCCCGGCTTCTTGGAGCCCGGCCAGATGGGTATCGCCGGATAGCCGTTATCCACCAGCCGTGCTCCGAAACGGGCCATGAAGTCTTGGGCGGCCTCCATCAGAACGGCACCTCCCCAGCCATGCCGTCGAGACGTCCCCGGTCGCGGCCTGCGAGATCACGCAGATGGTCGCAATAGCCGGTGATCACCGCCTCGACGAAGGTCTGCCATTGCTCCGGCGACAATGCCGCCAGATTGGTCTTGGCGATGCTGTCCAGATACTCGCCGCCCATCTGTCCGCCATGCTCCATGGCGGTGATCTCGTTGGGGGTAGGATCGATCATGGTTCTTCTCCAGCGGGCGATGGTGTCGAGACAGGTCATGGAGCAAGCGGCTTCGGGCGGGCCACGCAGCCGGGCAAGACGCGGGATAAAGCCGAAGCCGCGCCCCTCGCGGTTGCAGACGGCGCAGATCATGTGAATCTCGCGCCGGCCACCTCGGTGAACCGGCCGCTGGGGCGCACCGCGATCTCGATCGGCACCCTCAGGCTGTCGGCTTGCATCAGGGCCTGCTCGACGGTGGTGGGCACCGGCAAGCCGGGCGCCCGCTTCTGCCACCACTGCACCGCCTTCTGGCGGGCATAGCCGTCATGCTCGATGCACACCCATTCGCGGTGGCGGACCATGCCGCAGAGATAGCTGACCAGCATGCTGGGGGGCTTGCCGGGCTTCTCGTGCAAATCGTAGGAGATGTCGGACACCGACACCCATTGCGGCTGGCCGGTGGACAGCACCTCCAGCGTGCTGGCGGTAGCCTCGATCTTGAGTTCCGGCGGGGGGAAGTCATGGCCGCAATCGGGGCATTTGCGCATGGCCGCCGCGAGAATACTGTCGCAGCCGGGACACACCTTGGTCGGCGGCTCGCCGTCTCCCTTGCCGGGGGCCGAGGGCATTACCGCATCGATGGGGCCGTGCAGGGCGACATTGCCGGCGAAGTCCAGCACCAGGCAGTTTGATTTACCGGGTGACAGCCGAGTGCCGCGTCCGGCCATCTGGACATAGAGGCCCGCCGATTTGGTCGGACGCAGCATGGCGATCAGGTCGACGGCGGGGGCGTTGAAGCCGGTGGTCAGCACCCCCATTGAGGCCAGGGCGCGGATTTCACCGCGTTTGAAGGCGACGATGATCCGGTCGCGCTCCCCCTTGGGGGTGTCGCCGAAGATAGTGGCGCAGGAAAACCCGCGATCCCGAATGGCTTGGGCCACATGCTCGGCATGCTCGACCCCGGAGCAGAACGCCAGCCAGGAGCGCCGGTCCTGGCCATAGGCCACCACCTCGTCGATGGCGGCACGGGTGATGGAGTCCTTGTCCACCGCCGCCTGAAGTTGGCTGGGGATGAATTCGCCGCCACGGCTGCCGACACCGGTGAGGTCCAACTTCGTCGCGGCGGATTTGCTGACCAGCGGGCAGAGAAAGCCCGCATCGATCAGATCGCGCACCGACACCTCGTAGGCGATGTCGGTGAACAGGGCGCCACCGCCCTCGTGCAGCATGCCACTGTCGAGGCGATAGGGCGTGGCGGTAAAGCCGATCACCTTGAGATGGGGATTGATCCTGGCCAGGGTGTCGAGGAAGCGCCGGTACATGGTGTCCGAGGCGCAGGGGATCAGATGGGCCTCGTCGATCAGGACCAGATCGCATTGCTGGATGTCGTAGGCCCGCTTGTGGATCGACTGGATGCCGGCGAACAGGATGCGGGCGCCGAGGTCACGCTTGCCCAGTCCGGCGGAATAGATGCCGGCGGGGGCGTCGGGCCACAGGCCGATCAGTTCGGCATAGTTCTGGGCGATCAGTTCGCGGACATGGGTGACCACCAGGATGCGCTGATCTGGCCAGTTCTCCAGCACCTCCTTGATGAAGGCCGACAACACCAGAGCCTTGCCGCCGGCTGTCGGAATGACGATCAGCGGGTGCCCGGATTTCCGGCCGAAATAGTCGTAGATGGCGGTGATGGCCGCCTGCTGATAAGGGCGGAGCGTCAGCATGGCGCCCTCCCGTCGATCCAGGTGGCGCCGGTCTTCATGCGGTAGACCACATGATCGTCGCCGGCATCCATGGGCTCGCCCGGCACCAGATCGGGAATGTAGAGATGAAGCTCGCAGCCGCGCCGCTGGTCGGCGGAGGAGAGGCCACGGTCGTGGCGGGCGCAGTGCCAACCGCCCTCCACCGGCGTCGAATGCAGGCAGGTGCGGCAATTGCGCTCGGCGGCGCCCGCCTCATGGCAGAGGGGATGGTGTTCGCACCACCGGCATTGCCACCATGCCGGATCGGCGGACAACCGTTCCGGCGGACGGGCGGCATTGATGACGCGACCGGCAATGGCCACCAGGGTTTCGCCCACGGCCCTGTCGGCCGGGATGCGCTCGACGTAAATCTCGTCGGTATCCTTGCACACCGCCACATACATGGCGCGCGTCATGCCGGTGAGGTGGAGGTAGACCTGCATCTGGGCGAAGTGGCGCGGCTTGGACTCCCGCACGCCTTGGCGCTTCAGATCGGCGAAGGACTTGGCCGAGTGGGTCTTGAATTCCAGCACATGCCAGGTCTTGGGCGCCTCCAGCAGGCCCAGGGCCACGCCGTCGAGCGAGCCGCCGAAATGCCCGCCATGGGCCTCGACCCGCCATTGACGCCCGGATTCGGGATCGACCTCCAGCACGGTGGCGCCGGTGCGGCGCAGGTCGCGCACGATGCGGGCCTCCTCCAACTGCCCGGTCTCGAACAGCCGCAGCACCCGGCCGGGAAAGCCGGCCCGCGTGGTCCAGCGAAAGTCGCACCACAGGGCGCGCAGGCACTCCTTGCCGATCAGCGATGCGCCGAGATGAAGGCGGAAGCCGTCCTCGGCACTGGCCTCATAGGCGGCGTAGATCGCTTCGATGGTGGGGCTGGGAGGGGGCGGCAGCGCGGTCATATTGCTGCTACCCGCGCATCAAGGCGCCGGTGGGCCTCGTCCATCACCCTGTGCCAGCCGGTCTCGTCATAATCGACCCGCACCACCTCAATCAGCAGGTCCTTCAAGGCATCCTTGCGGCCCGGCAGGCGGGACATCAGGACGGCGACCTCGGCCACCTCGCGCTGGCGGTGGCGCAACGCGGTGCGGGCGCGGTGGTACCAGCGGGCGTCCATTGGCCGACGACCGGCCTGGCGGTCCATGTCGGCGGCAGCGATCTCAGTGCGAATCGCGGTGATGTCGTTCTGAAGTTGGGCCAGACGCTGCCGGCACTCTTCCCTGGTGGTGGGCGGATTGCTCGGGGGTGCCTCCGCCTCTATGATCCTGTCATCCATGGATGTTCTCCAATGTCCTGGGTGGAGATGCCGCCGCCGCTCATGTTTGGCGACCTGACGACGGCGGCATCGTTCCTGTTGATGCTCACGCGCTCCGGCGCCACGGCGCGGTGGCCGGGCGGGGTTGGGCGGATTGCGTCGCAGGTTTGGCCGACGGGGTGACCGTAGCGGGACGGGTGGCCGGCGCCGGAGCGGCGGCTTGGTCGAGCGGCTGATAGCGAATGGTGTTGGATTCGCCGTAGCCGTTCTTCGGCGGCTGCACCCGCACATCGGCCAGCATGGGGATCAGGTGGAGTTCTTCGCTGTCCTGGACCTGCATCCGACCCGTGGCATGGCAGATGGCCGACAGGGTGCGCTGGGCCATTTCCACCGTGCTGGGGTTGTTGTTGACCAGATTGAGGCGGTCGAACAGCTTGCGCCCCAGGGAATCGCCTTCCAGCACGTCGAGTTCCAGCCACAGGTACTGGCCCATGCCGTCCTTGGTGACCCGCATTTCGCTGGCGACGATCTGCACCACGTATTTGCCGGGAGGCAGCACGTCGGCGGATTTGGCGGGATCGACGGTGGTGGCGTCGAAATTTCCGAGATTGGCCATGATGGTTCCTTGTCGGTTAGGATTGAGCTTGGAATTGGGGCATCGCGGACGCGAAGGCGTCCCACGACAGCGGCAGCACATCGGGCAGGCCGTAGCGGTTTTTGGCGAGGAAGGCGGGACGTTCGGCGGAGTAGAGCACCCGCTCGCCGGAGCCGAGAGCGCGGGTCACCTTCTTGTTGAAGCCGACATCGCTCTTGACCGTGCTGATCCGGTAATTGGCGAACAGCACCGCGTCGGAATGCTCCTGCAGCAGGGCCGCGGCTCGGGCATGCAGCTTGATGATGTAGCGGTCGTAGGGATCGTGCTCGGGGCTGTCGAAGCGCTTGATCTCGGTATGGGCGATCTGGATGATCGTCAGGCCCTTCTCATCGCGGAGCGCGTTGAGACCGTCGATATACTGACGCCACAGGTCCAGCGCGGCGACGTAGCCCTTGCCGTAGCCGGGGTCCTCGATGGATTTCCAGCCATTGTCCTTGCATGCCCGCGCCCAGATCAGCGGCTCCAGCCAGTCGACGCTGTCGATCACCACGGTGCGGAAGTCGTTGTCCTCGGAATAGAGGGCGGCCAGCGCCTCCATCACCTCGTCGAAGCTGCGGGCCAGCGGGAAATGGGGGATGTCGAGAGTGCCCAGGCCATCCTCGGTGAGGATGAACACCGGATTGGGGGCCGCCGAAGCGAAGGTGCTCTTGCCCACCCCGGCCACGCCATGAACCAGGATACGGGGCGATGACAGCGCGGAACTGCGCTTCAGCGATGCGAGGGATATCGCCATTATTGGATCTCCTTGGATGGTTGAAAGAACAAACTCACCGCCGACCACCTCTGGTGATCGAGGAACGCGGGTGCCCGGCCGCCTTGATGGCCAGATAGCTGAAATCGTCATCGCCATTGCGGCGCTGGAGCAGGAAGACGCGCTCGGCCTCGGCCGCCTGCTGAATGCGGGTGGCAACATCGACAACCTGGCGGCGCAGCACTTCCGGCAGCACCTTGGTGCTGGGCATCCGGTCATGGCCGAGATGGCCGCGGTAATAGATCAGGGTGGCCCCCGGAGTGGCGTCGGCCAGCCAGTCGCAGATACCGTTCTCGTCCACCGGCAGGGAACGGGCAGGGAAATCAGGGTGGGGGGAAATTGCGGTCATCGTCGTCGTCCTGTTTTTCGGGTTATTGGCTATGTACCGACGCACTGGCCGGATCGTCCCAAGGGGGTGAGGCCATGGGCGCGAAGGCGCATGCGAAGCTCATGGATCTGGCGAAAGAACTCGCTGCGCGAGAAACCGGACTCGACCAGGGCCGTGGCGCGGTCCTCTTCGGTCAGAAGGCGACAGAGGTGCTGCAACCGATGGGGCAGGCCGTCCAAGAACCGTTGCAGGTCGAGACGCAGGTGGATGGCGCCCGCTCCGGTGACGCCGCCTGCCCACCAGGCGGCAAGGCCGTCGTCTTCGCTGGTCTGCTCGGTATCGTCGATTGATCCACCATGTCGGCGGCGATCACGGATGAGGCGGTCGGCCACGTCCTGCCCGGCGTGGCGGATGACCAGCCTGGCGAAGGTCGGCCAGCCGGCCTGACCGTCGAATCGGGGGGCTCGGCGCACCAGTTCCAGCAGCAGATCCTGGCGGACATCGCCGATATCAGCCGCCGGCAGACGCAGAGTGCGGCCGATCCGGCGGGCACACCGATCCGCGGTGGCCAAGCCAATGCCGGTGATGTCCTTGTCGCTGATTTGCTGTTGCATTCCCATGATTGATCTCGTTCTGGGTGGCGTTCATTTCGGATGCCACAGAAGCACGACAATCGAAGGGGTGGAGAGGCGGAAAGGGGAATAAAGGGGAATAAACCCCCTTTCCGCCCCTCACAAATGCCTCAGAAAACAAGGCGTTTCAGGCCTATTTTGACGGCCACGGCGGCGATCGCTCGTCAACAGTTCCGCCCCACCGGAATGACTCGACAAAGCCAGCCTTAAGGAACAATATGCGAACAATACCGTTGACTGATTAGGTCACGGTTTGCAGCCAAGGAGCCAGCGATGGCCGTCGTGACCGCAACCTTCCCCAGCGTCTCGCCCACCGGCGAGGCGCGCCCCCTGGCCGCCAGCGCCATCTGGTCGATCGCCCGCGATGTCCGCCGTCAGATTTGCGGCGGCCTGTGGCCAAAGCCGCTTCCGGCCGACACCCTGATCCGCCGGGTGGAATTGCTGGTGATCAACGGTATTCGCTTCGAGCCGGTCTGGGACTGCGGGAACGAGGTTCACGATGAACTGGGGCGGCCTGTGGCCGGGGCCTGCGAATACGATTCCGACAGCCCCCAAAACATCTATCTCAGCCTCAATCCCGCCGTGATCGGGGATCGGTCCGATCTCGCCGCCAGCACCGCCGCCCATGAATTAGGACACGCCATATTCGATGGCCCGGCCTCGGTCATCGCCTGCCGGAGCAAATCCCGCCACGTCACCCCCGACGAGGCGCATTTCGACGCCGCCGGTCCGAAGAACGAGGAATATTGGTCGGAGTACCGGGCCAACGAGTTCATGGGTGGATTGCTGGCGCCGCCAGACTTGCTTCATCGCACCATGGTGAGGCGCGCCGGTGAATTCGGCGTCACCCTGGTCAACGGCTCCGACCATGCCGGCAAACCCGGCTACCCGGTGATTGATGGTCGGCGGTGGGGCATGGGCGAGCAGGATGTGCTGCTCGACGATCTCGCTGGAATCTTTGGGGTGTCCCCATCCTTCATCTGGGTCCGCCTACGCAAGTACCGTCTCGTCACCGGCCAAGGGAGGGCATGATGCCGTTCGGTTCCTATATCCGCGTCCGCCGCAACGAATTGGGCATTGGGCTCAATGATTTCGCCAGCCGACTCGGGGTTTCCCCCGCCTATTGGTCGCGTATTGAACGGGAATGCGAGAAGCCGCCCCGCGACGATTTGATCGAGAAGGCCGCCGCCGTGCTGGGGGTTCGTCTCGATGACCTGTTTGTCGCCGCCGAGCGATTCCCGCCCGACATGCAGCGCGACGTCGCCAAGGTTGTGCGCGCCTACCGCCGCCTGCGCGCCGTCGAGGGAGGCTGATCATGGCCTCTTCTCCAGTCACGTATCTGACGCTGGCCGACCTGTGTGAAAGGTGGGGGCTGAAGCATTCTCACATCTGCGCCTTAGCCCTTGACCAAAAACTCGCGTTTTCCATTGGCCTTTCCAACGTAAGCGCTGAAGTTGGGGAGTGGGACCAGGTCGACGAGGATCAATGGCAACGCATTCCCCACGGCAGAAGGTGCCTGACAGGGATCTATGACCTTACTCGAAACGATGCTTGGGCGGTGATCAAGCACGGCCAGCATAAAATCGATTCTGTCCTGTCCACTGAGTCCGATGGCTATATCGAGTTTCACTCCGACTACGGCAGCCCCGAATTCATGGTCGATGTGGACGACCTGCTTATTCGGCGGGTCGATGTCGAGCGGTTTGAGGGCAGCAATGCCCCGCCAGAGAAAATAGCAGGCCAGGCAAGGAACCCGAGAGGCGGGCCTGGAGCCCCGCCGAAATACGATTGGGATGGTTTCTGGATCGAAGCATGCCGCCGCATCCACGATGAGGGTGTGCCGCTAACCCAGGCTGCACTGGTCCGCGATCTACAGGACTGGTTCGATGCGAACGCTGCTGTCGCTCCGGATCTGAGCACCATCAAGAAGAAAGTTTCGAAGCTATGGAAGGCGCTGCGCTCCGGTGATGGGGGGCGCGATAGCACAGCAACCACTGTCCGGCGGGTTGTCGCATAGCCCCCCCTGGGACGAAATGGAGGTTGCGCCGGTACAGGGAGTTATAGGCACCACAATCAGGTCTCCTCCCATGTCCCTCGCCCTCCACCCCGACCACATGACCGCCGCCGAGCGCCTCGACGAGATCGCTGAGATTCTGGCGGTCGGGGCCATGCGCCTGATGGCGCGGAAGTCCACTCGTTTATCTGCTGACGCCGGAGACTGTTCCGTCGACTTCACTGGCCACCAGAGCGTCCATGGGTCCGACCGCAATTGCAGGAGACCCCGTAAATGACAACCGCGATCCTCACTCAGGTGGCTGAATTGCCGACCCTACCGACGCCCAAATTGAAGGCCATGTGGCGTGAACTGACCGGCACCGAGCCGCCGCCCTACAACCGCACCTTCCTGGTGAAAAGGCTGGCCTACCGAATCCAGGAACTGGCCTTCGGTGGGCTGTCGGTGCAGGCCGAGCGCCGCCTTGACGATCTGGTCGATGAGTTGGATGGCAAGAAGAAGCCGAAGACCAAGGACATGACCGCGCCGATCGTCGGCACCAAGCTGATCCGGGAATGGCAGGGCGTGCTGCAGGAAGTGACCGCCTTGGCCGACGGCTTCGAATGGCAGGGCCGCCGCTACCAGAGCCTGTCGGCAGTGGCTCGCGCCATCACCGGCACCCGGTGGAATGGGCCGTTATTTTTCGGACTTCGGAAACACGGCAAGTTGGAGACCAGCCGATGAACCCGCCAAAACCGATCCGCAAGGTCCGCTGCGCCATCTATACCCGGAAGTCCTCGGAAGAGGGCCTGGAGATGGAATTCAACAGCCTCGACGCCCAGCGGGAATCCTGCGAAGCCTATATCACCAGCCAGAAGGCGGAAGGCTGGGTGCCGGTGCCGGACCATTACGACGATGGCGGTTTCTCCGGCGGCAACCTCGAGCGCCCCGCCTTGAAGCGCCTGCTGGCCGACATCGAGTCCGGGCTGGTCGATGTGGTGGTGGTCTACAAGATCGACCGCCTGTCGCGCTCGCTGATGGATTTCTCCAAACTGGTCGAGGTGTTCGACCGCAACGCCGTCACCTTCGTATCGGTGACCCAGTCGTTCAACACCACCACCTCCATGGGGCGCCTCACGCTCAACATCCTGCTGTCTTTCGCTCAGTTTGAGCGAGAAGTGATCGGCGAGCGCATCCGCGACAAATTCGCCGCCTCCCGGCGCAAGGGCATGTGGATGGGCGGCGTCCCGCCCTTGGGCTACGATGTGGTCGCCCGCAAGCTGGTGGTCAACCAGCCCGAGGCCGATCTGGTCCGCCACATCTTCGACCGCTTCCTCAAGGTCGGCTCCGCCACCCTGCTGGTCAAGGAACTCAACGCCGCCGGTCACCATACCAAGTCCTGGACCACCCAAGACGGCAAGCACCGCGACGGCGCGCCCATCACCAAGAACTTCCTCTACAAGCTGCTCGACAACCGGGTCTATCTCGGCGAGGCCGTCCACAAGGGCGAAGTCCATGCCGGTGAGCACCCCGCCATCATCGACCGCGCCATCTGGGACAAGGTGGTGGCAGTGAAGACCGACAACGCGCCCAGGAAACGGGCCAACGCGGTGCGGTCCTCGACTCCGGCGCCGCTGAAGGGGCTGATCCACTGCGCCCATTGTGGCCGGGCCATGACGCCGAGCCATACCCGCAAGAAGGGGCGGCTGTACCGGTACTATACCTGCATGAAGGCGATCCATTCCGGCCATGAGTCCTGCCCGGTGCGCAGCATTGCCGCCGGTGAGATCGAGGCGGCCGTCATCGGACAGGTCCGGGCCCTGCTGCGCGCCCCCGAGATCCGGGCGCGTGCCGAACGGATGGCACCAACCATGTCGCTGGCCGATCTGCACGCCGCCCTCGATCGCTTCGAGGCACTCTGGGACGAGTTGTTCCCGGCGGAGCAGGCCCGAATCCTCCAGCTTCTGGTCGAGAAAGTGGCCATCGCCCCAGACGGCGCCGAAATCCGCCTCCGCGCCGAGGGACTGGCCAGCGTCATCGCTGACATTACCGCCCAGACCGGCGACAGGAGCGCGGCATGACCGCCGACATCCGGATCGACACCCTGACCATCCGCGTGCCGCTGACTCTGCGGCGATATGGCGGCCGCAAACTGGTAATCGTGCCCGAGGGCGACGGCGTGCCGGTGCGCGCCAAACCCACCCCCGACGACACGTTGCTGAAGGCGCTGGCTCGCGCCCATCGCTGGAAGCGCATGCTGGAATCCGGGCAGGTGGCATCCCTGAACGAGTTGTCTGAAGCCGAGAAGATCAGCCCATCCTACATGACCCGAATCTACCGCCTGACCTTGCTGGCTCCCGACATCGTCGAAACCATCCTTGACGGCCGCCAGCCGCGGACACTCCAGCTTGCCGACCTGATGGACGACATGCCGGTGGAGTGGGAACGGCAGCGGGAAAGGTACGGGATGGCGACGCGGTGACCGGGCGCGCGAATCCCGGCGGGACCTTGCATATTGACAAAAGAACGAAATAGAAACACCCTGTGGCAGTTGCCCTTGCCGCAGGAATACCGCCATGGCCCTGGAAACCTTGTTCATCTGCCAGCCGTACATCCTCGGCAAAAGGGGCGGGCTGAAGCCTCAACCGCCCATTTCCTACAAGACCGAGCCACAGGCCCTGCAACGTGCCAGCCGCATGATGGAGGGTGGCAGCGTAGCCGGCGTGGATGTCGTCCGTCAGACCGCCGACCCTGAAATGGGCGATTACGACGAGCCTGAGTTTCTGCAGCGTCTGGGGTCCGTGCCGAAGGCCGAAAACTAAATCACGATTGGCCATCCTGCCTTCGCCGGCGGGGTGGTCATTGTGTGCAAATGTTCACGGACGGATAGGCGGAGGCGGTGTAGACATCAGCCGTCGTCGAGAATAGCAGACCTTGGGAGGGGCAAATGCGGGCGCAAGACTTCGGGCTTGATCGGTGGATATGGGAGCCGTCGCTGGACGATCTCCTCGACGATCCAACCATGCATACCTTTCTGCTGCGGGATCGCCTTTCCGTCGATCATGTGCGGACCCTCGTCAAGGAGGTCAGACAGCGTCTTGCCCGTGCAGCGTGATGGAGACCAGGGGGGGCTGTCGGAGGCACTGCGGATGCCTGCGCGCCGAGGCCGTGACCCTCAATGGTCTGTCGAAGATTGCGGGGCACCAGGTGGCGTTACGTTAGGAACGATCACCTCATCCGCGCTCATGATGCCACGGGCTTTGCCCGACATCTTGGCCTGATACATGCGGGCGTCAGCCAGTTCAATCAGTGCTGGCCAGTCTTGTGCGCTATCGGCGATGCGTTCGGCGACACCGATGCTCGCTGTCACTGGTTGGCCGTCGGGGCGAGTGCCCAGCCACTCGTTCACGATGCGCTGGATGGCGATCCGCTGGCCTTCCGCGGAGGCGCTACCTAGAATCACCACGAACTCCTCACCGCCCCAACGAATGATGGCGTCCGAGCTGCGCAGCAGCCGGGTAAGGTTGGTGACCGCGTTCTTGAGCACCCAGTCCCCAGCCTCATGACCATGGGCGTCGTTCACGCTCTTGAAGTTGTCAAGATCGATGAAGGCCACGGCAAAAGGCGCGTCCCGCTGGCATGACAGTCGGAATTGTGTGTCGACGATTTCGTTGCCGCTGTGGCGGGTGAAGACATTGGTGAGCGGGTCGTGGCTGGCGCGCTGGAGTAGTCTGATCATGTAGTGGAGCTGGATCATGCTCTCCAGAAGATAGACCCCCAAGATCATACCCAACACCCACATGGTGGACAGCTGACCAACCCAGTCGATTCCATTGGCCAGAATCGGGCCGAGCGTCGCCGCTAAAATCACAGGCAGTGCGTATGCCAGGCCTTCGACCACGGTCAGGGGCATCACCCCCAGACCGGCGACGATGATGATCGGTAGGGCAGCATAGAGGCGCGCATCGATTGCGGCGGCATCATCAAGCGGCAGTCCCGATAGCGAGAACTGAGCCGCCAGAAAAAGAGCCAACGGCAACGCCAAAAGCCCCCCCAGCAATGACAAGGCCCGCTTCAGCGTCACTCCGCGATGGGCTGCGACGGCGAGTACGATGAACACGAGCGAAGCGACCAACCTCATTCCGGCCAGCCAGCCCCAGCTTGGCCAAGGCAACACCAATCGGTCGAGGGCGATCCATGCCACGGTCAGAAGGGAGAAGGCACTGGCGACTATTCGTATACGTGAGGCAATGGTCTCGGCACGATGCCGCGTCAGGTAAGGAGGATGGTCAGATGAAATGACTAATTGCCTGGCACGGGCGAAGCCGGTGTCGCGGATTATTGAGGAAAGGCGCTGCTGGATATTGATCAT